TTTTCACTTCTTTAATAAAGCCAGGTGCAAAAATTATTCCGCGTTCAATAATTTCTTTAGCAATGTTTAGTTTTTTATTACTATTTTGTTCTCCATAAAAAGCTTCAATCATATCCTGTTTATACTGTTTAATATCTTCATCCTCTTCATCCTCTGTTTTTATATGTAAAGACATTAACTATTTATTATATAAAATACATATATTTTTATTATACAATCTAATCACTTACCAAACACTACTATTTTTTCGCCAGTTTCCCGATGTTTTGTCATATTAGCATTCTTATTTCCCATTTCAAATACTTTTGGCGATCCACCAAATTGCATTTTTGCTAAATGGTTCATATCTCCCAATAAATCATACGAACCTCTAGTATTTTCCGATCCATACCCCGACAAAATATAACACATCTTTCCACCGGGCCGGAGAACCCACCAACACAATTCCATGGTTGCACCCCAGTATTTCTCCAACCATTCTTCATACGATTTGTATTTTTCTGTGCTCTGGTTCTTACCTGAATACATTTCCAATCGGTAATATGGCGGGCTGAAAAATACTACATCAAAATATTCCCTGTATTTTTGCCTAAATGAGCCTCGGCCCAGCAGGTTCTCCGATGGTTCGCAAAAAATCGTCGTTTTCTTTGAGCCATAGAACTTCTCAGCAAACTCGGCGGTTTTTTTGCACACATTCGGTATAACATCAACACCTACATATTCCTCCACCATGGGACATTCTAAAAACCCATAACAATACGAACCCCATCCTAAAGTGGGCGTGAAAATCCGGCGGCCTTTTAAATACGAGTGATTAATAGAAAACGGAACCAGCGGATTCATTATAGAAGCCCTGAAATAATACGACGAAAATACGCTGCCTAAACGTCCCAATCGCATATAATGAAGAGAACTTGGCGTCAGTATTTTATAATCAATGATTCCGCGCAAATAAAAATCGCCTAAAACATCCAAAAAACTGGGGATGTTCTCCAATCCAGATTTCGTATTTTGCAAAATATCTTTGTAAAACATATTCCGGATAATGTTTTTATATACGACTAAATAATCATTATTGATGGAACGGATGGGCATCGCATCTACTCGTCCATTAATGGACAATGGATGGTCATCGGATACGGCCAAAGAAACTTTGTAAAAACGCGCTAAATATTCGGCCCTTCCAACAAAGTTCTCATAAATCATTTCTATATCTTTGTCTACAATAGCTTTGTCGGCTATATATTCTCTCAAATGGACAATACCCCGGGACGTTTTTACTTTCGCATTTTTCTTAAACTTTGCTAAAGTATTTAGGTTCTCTGGTATTTTGGAGAACATACCCAAAAAGTGTTCCAAAGTTAATAATCGCATTGTATATGATATAGCCTCACTATTATTGGAGAGCTTTTTCATACATCGCCATCATTTTGTCTTTTTGTTCGTCATAATCTACAATAGGATGCGGATATTGCACCCCGCCATATTTTTCCAGAGCATATACATTATTCCATTTATGTATGTCTTTAGGGAGAACATCGGCCAATTCAGGAACCCATTTTTTTATGAAAACCGCATCCGGATCAAACTTGGCCGATTGTATCCATGGATTCATATCGCGAAAATATGGTTTCATATCCACCCCCGTCCCGGAAATACCTTGCCAATTTCCATTGTTAGAAGCCGGGTCATAATCCGATAACTTTTGCGCAAAATATTGTTCTCCTAAACGCCAATCAATCAAGAGAGTCTTGACTAAAAAGTTGGCTACAATCATACGTCCACGATTGTGCATATAACCAGTAGTATTGAGTTGTCGCATACATGCATCTACCACTGGAAATCCGGTATGGCCCGATTTCCACGCTTTCAAATCGGCAGCTACTCGCGCCCCGGTACGCCAGTTAATGCGCTTAAACTTGGGCTGATAGGAACCACGTAAAACCTCTGGAAAATTATAGAGAACATGGGCAAAAAACTCGCGCCATATGAGTTCTCGTATTAGCCCAAACTTGCGCCCATATTTAGCAAAAAATGCGTGGTAGATTTCACGAATAGAAATGCATCCGAACTTGATGGCCGCCGACAAACCCGTGGTAGAGTTCTTCAAAAAATCGCGGGTTGCATCGTAATGGGCCTGTTGCACTAGCCCCTGGCGCAACATCGCCACTGCATTTGAGCGACCTCCCTCCACCATCCTCTGGCCCGGGGCGGCTCCGCCGCCCGCTGCTCCCGTCCCCACCCCCACGAATAGTTCTATAGCATGATGCGCGGATATTTTACCGGAATGGGAGCACGATACCAAACTCGCTAAATGTTTTGCCGTAGGTTTTTGTGGTTTAGGAACATCTATATGGAGAACTGCATCATAAAATGGTGTGAACTTCTTGTAATATCCACCACCGCCAGTTTTGACCGACCCGGGTTCATACAAATAATAATCCGCAGAAGTAATACATTCCACATGCATTCTATTGCACATATCTGCCACGGATTGGTCGCGAGCTCTAGCATAAGGCGAATAATCGCGGTTGAAAAACACGGCGTCTATTTTGTGAGTTGAGACTAAATCTTTCAAAATATCGTTGGTTTTGCCATAGAACATACAGAGTTCTCCACCAGCAGAATGAATATCGTGAGATAATTCGGCTAAACTTTCAATCATAAAGGCAACTGCATTGGCGGATTTGTATGAATTGTGTTTTCCTACTTGTTCGGGGGTAAATATAAAACACGTAATAAGGCGAGAACATTGACGACAGGCTTCAATAAATCCAGTATTATCGTGGATGCGCAAATCGCGGTGGAACAAAAATAATCCGGTTTTTTGTGCCATTTTGATATATGTATATTTATTATTTTATGATAATAAATCATCTCCAAATAATACTCCAATTCAGGTCGCTTCGTTAACTTGATATTTTCCTAAACTATCAATATATTATACTAAATAAACATAAAAACAAATGTATATGTTCTCCTATATTCTCTATTAAGTAGATACTAATGAACGATTATTTACAAAACCAATTAATTACATTTGTTATAGTTGCTACATTGTTAGCATTTTTACAAACAGATTTAGACAAAAAATTAGACGATTTATTAAAGCGAATAACCAAAAAAAACGCTAAAGAATGGGCGATTGAATTATTTTGGAATGGGAGTTATACATACACATTTGTAAAGCATCATTGCGGGAAATTGTATTCAACTTATCCACTGGTTCGTAGTTTCGTGGATGCAATTGGCGGACCAATCAACTCGGCTAAATCCAATGATGATTATCCATGGGCAAGTATAACACAATTGGTGGAAGAGGCCGACGGAAGATTGCGAATAATAGAGGATTTCTTTGATTTATCGGATGATGAATGGATATACAAAACCATGAATGAGAACTTACCTAGGTTTAATAATATGTGCAGAGATATATTGCAAAATAATACGACTATATCTGAATGTTTATTGTTGATTGCGGAAAATGCCGAAAGCGGTATTCATAGCCGAGTTTTTAACCGATATAATATGGATGCGGATACAGATGTAATAATCAATAACAACCCGGTTAATATGAAGTTTTTATCAATAGATTATGTGCATCCGACGCAACCTGAACCATATGAAATTGTAGTGGATAAATCGTATTTTATGAAAGGGAACCATTTATTGTCAGGTGCGTTTATTGGTAGATTATTGGCCGATAGTGAATACACTGGAGTATTTGATAAAGACTACCGTATTGCAGTCATTGACCAAGAAGTGAAAAATGCGGAATGGGAATATGACAATTATATTGAAGTCGCAGGCGAGAAAACATATGTATTACACTTTTTCGTGAATAGTTCTCCGGAAAACAATGGCGATACATCAAATTCACAGAACATGTTATCAACCGATGATATATCATCTCCACCAGATAATACTCAATATACTTTATTTGAGCCCCTTGATATTGACAAAGAACGCGACAGTAGTATTAGCAATACGAATGAAGACGATGAGGAGACAAAATCGTGGGATAAAGTGGATATGGAAACCTAATATATATCCATATGGAGGAAGTATAATCCATATAGACAGCGGAGAATTGTATTACGATGATATATGAAACTATAATGAAAAACAAATGCTAACTATACAATAATGCACATACCGTATTATTGTATAGCTCCTTCAGGGGATTGAACCCTGGACCTTACGCTTACTAAGCGTATGCTCTACCACTAAGCTAAAGGAGCACAAGCTTCCTTCGGGAATTGAACCCGAGACCTCCAGTTTACAAGACTGGTGCTCTACCTCTAAGCTAAAGAAGCATTATCTAACGACTATTTTACGTTGTAGTATGTAGATATTGCGGTCGGTATGTATACACACAAATATATACGCAATTTACTCTTTATATTGTTTTATTTGATGATGTATCTAAAAAACATTTTAATTTTAAACTATATAAAGAGACGACCTAATATATATTGTGGCAGACCGGGTTTAGCTCAGTTGGTAGAGCATTTGACTGTAGTGGTTATTATAAGTTATCAAATGGTCGCCTGTTCGATTCAGGCAACCCGGACCCCCGCCCACCACCTTGAGCACGCGTAGTTTAGTGGTAAAATCGCTGATTTCCAATCAGCTGTCCTGGGTTCAATTCCCAGCTCGTGCATAATCGCTATTGTTTAGCGAAAAATATTTTGTTATGTAATACTATAACAAAATATATGGAATTATTTCAAAGAGAACCGTCTATTGTATACAATGACCGTTTTTTTCCAGAAATACATGAGCCTGTTCCAAAAAACAGTATTTTAGTAACAACTGCGTCTAGTTCTTCATATACCAAAAATACCCCGTATGGCACATCAACTGTAGTTGAAGAGGTTCCTCCAAAAACAGTCATATATATACCTAGACATATGACTAAAACTAGAAAACATATTAGGAACGATAAAAAGTCCTATAAAAAAGCCAAAAAAATACACAATAAACAATCTCATCGTAGCAGAATATCACATTCCCGTCGCAATAAAAAAAAGCCAACCCGTAGTAATAAATAAAACAATATATCTCAAAACAATATAAAGTTTATATGTTATATAATATACGGGGGTATGGCAACTATAAATACAGCAATGCAATTAAATACATCTTCCACATCGCATTCTTTAATTGGTAAATGGAATCTATATTACCATTTACCATCTGACAAAAAATGGGATTTATCAAGCTATCAACTTATTTTAGGCAATATTGATACAGTGGAGGGCGTTATTGCAATCAATCAATCAATTCCGGAAAATATTGTAAAATACTGTATGCTTTTTGTTATGCGAGATGGTATAACTCCCATGTGGGAGGACCCTAAAAATCGCAATGGCGGTTGCTTTTCTTTTAAAGTAATCAATAAACAAGTTTTTAGCGTATGGAAATCCTTATTTTATGCGATATGTGGGGAAACACTTTTTATTAACAAGGAATATCATAAATTAGTGAATGGGATAACTATTTCTCCCAAAAAAAACTTTTGCATTGTTAAAGTATGGTTGCTAAATTGTTCTGTCCAAGACCCCAATCTTATGATTGCCATCCCCAATTTATCTACACAGGGATGTTTATTCAAAAAACATGAGCCCGAGTTTTAATGACTGGTCGTATGGATTAAAAATCCATATGAACAGCATGATGCTAGATGTATGGTATGTGATGCCCGCGGGCATCATGCTACACACCTAGACATTAGTGTAGGGTGCATTTTGATATTATTTGCTTTGTGCTAAATAATATCAAATACTTTTTATTGATTATTGCAATTATATGCGAATATATATCGGCTATCATACCCGGTTTGACAATAACTCTATTTTTCGCGATAATAATATATTTAGTTCTTTCAATAAATCGGATTTTACCTTTTCATAAATATTGCGATATCCATTTTCTCTAAATATTTGCGCATATTTACTCGGTAATGCGTATTCACAATAATCGCGCGAATATTTCAGACTTTCTGCATATAGAAGATTGATTTTGGTCTCAATCGGTATGTCTTGTGTCAATTTATATTTTTGCCCATGGTCAAATACACTATATTTAGTATTTATGGCCTGAACTATATTAGATTTATTCCCCATATTGCGCATTTGGTTTTGTATGACTTCATTCGGCAGTGTCAATATTCCGGGGGTTATCTCGGCGGTTATTTGTTTGGATGTATCGCTATCTAGAAAAGTTATATATTGAAACGGGTTCTCATAATCCCGAATAATATTTATAGTTCTTATCAATTCATCTATTTTAGCATTAACCATCGCGTAATTGTCATATCTCGGTTGTTCCGAGCTCTGTTCGTATTTGTCTGCGTCCATTTTTCGGGTATTTATGGTTATACATACATTTGTGAAATGCTTTTATGCAGTTTATCATATATTATTTTACGCAGGAACAAATCGCATGGGTCGTATATCGTCATATATGTGCAGGTCGCCCAATTTAGTTAGTGCCCCATATTTAGCTTCGTTTCTAGATTTATACCACGGACTTTCTATTAACCGTTCCAATTCTTTGCTCGCATCCATTACATTGTTTATTTTTTTGGGAAGGCCGGTTTTCGTATTCTCTTTTGTTCCATAATAAACCCATTTTAGCGGATCTTTAGCCAATTTTGCATGATACGGGTCTAATTTAATACCGTTGCCATATTCCACCTTTTCTATTATATCATGTAATTCACCCATCAATGGTTTCAATGCTGGAGAAGCCTTAATAGCTGCTCTAACCGAAAACTTAATCATATACAACAGTCTTAAATCGTGAGATACATTATGTACTTGAGAACTCACAAACATATTCTGTGCCAATTTTGCAGGATTGTATTTTAACCATTGAAATCCTTGTTCGCCTCCACAACTTATACATCGGGGAGCGGAACAAGCCTCTGTATAAATACCTTGCGAACTTCCGGTAAAACCAGGATTGGCAACCTTATCGTCAAAGAAACACCGGCCATAATCTATTATTTTAGCGATATACCTGGATTTAAAACTAACTACAGTTGATGGGCCAGAACCAAACAAATCGGTTTTATGGTAATGATATTGTATATATTTTCCTTTTACTGGTTCATATAGGAGAACATTTTCATAATGCAAATCATAATGGGTAAACTGATACGCCATACGCGAAAGTGGCATATACACTTGATATAATACATACAAAATTTCATAAAATATGAAATCTGAAATGTTCAAAAATTGTTGAATGGGTTTTGCTTCATTTAAATGTTGTATGAGAACAGCCATATATTTGGATTCTTTACAAGCCAAATCTAAATGAACTGGATGAACAACCGGTATTTTAGTTAATCCCGCTTTTAATACTCTTTGGTCGGTTTCATTGAACACACGCATTTCCGGATACGCCGGTTCAAGTGGGTTATAATGATATATTCCGTATGTTTCTACGAAAGCGGGAAACTGTTTTCCAATTTTATTTAGGTATTGTCCGACTAAACCTTCATATAACAAATTATCCGCAAAGATTGATGCCGATGATTTCAAAATTGCATTGGCGACATATCCATCCTTTTCATATGTCAAGTCTTTTACAAATCCATTCGCAGATACTCCGCCGATACGTTTAGCCGGTTTGGATACCAAATCAAAATTGTCAAAATTGTCAAAATGTTTTTTAATTTTGGCGGCTTCCGTTCCAAATGCTATACAAACATCTGCATCGGAACAGACCGCTTTTAGAAAATGCGCCCGGCGTTTATTTTGGTGTTTTTTGAAAAACTTTCCAATTTTGCGTGTTGCGTTTGCCTTTTGAACACGTTCTCTAAACTCAGCTATAGCTTCCTTTGTGGGACGTTCAGGCGGTGATTCTAATTTTTCTGCCTCAACTTGCAAAGGATGTTCAAATGATAATGGGAGAACATCATCCTTTATAGAAATCTTTTTAGCAGCTTTACGTGTTCGGGGGGTTCCCTTAGGTTCTCTCAATTCCGGCTCACATGCCGCATTCATTTTATAGGTATGTTTCAATCTACAATATTGGTGTTGCTTTCCATTGTTATATCGGCATAATTTGTGGTTGCATTCAGGTTCAGAACGTTTCCTGCAGGTTGAAAAACATTTCCCCTTATATGGCATTGTATATATTTAATGTATATATTTATACAATAAATATCAGCCTACGCATTGTTAGTTCTCCTAAATGAGGGGGTCCATATCAATAACAACTGGGTAATGATCGGAATTGTATTTCCCATAAAACTCGTCGTATCCGTGATATACACCAACATTTATGATTTTCGTTTGTATAAATGGCGTCATTAAAACGTGGTCAATCATGGAGAACTCGGTGGGAGAAGACACACCGTCAGCATTTTGGTCCCACCAATCCGTCCAGCGTTCGGATTGAGGCATATCAGCGGCCACATTATGGAGAATATATTGCCCCGTATATTTCCCATCTAATCCTTTTAGGATTCGCAATACGCGAGAACTTGGTACATTGTCGTTCAGATCCACAACTTCGGCATCAAAATCATTGAAATCACCTAAAACTACGATTTCATATTCTTTAGCAATATATTGGACTATTACATTTTGTATGACTTGGGCTTGAGCTTCGCGCTCCGCGCACCGGGTCGGGTCTTCCGGATACGCCAATAGATGGAGTCCTATAATTGCAACTGGGCGACCATACCATTTGTATTCAGTTATATAATGTTTACTTACGCCAGTGGTTCCAGGAGAACCTGTATATCCACAATTTGAACCAGGTAGTGGATATTGCACTTTTTCTTCTGTTCTAAATAAGGAAATTAGGGGGTCCAATCGTGTCAACATTCCCACATTTTGACCCGTGCTGGTGTCAGTTCCTTGTTTCAAATAGGGTTTGTATGACTCATCGTCTAAATAATTCGGAGAACATAGCATATTTAATTCGTCGCATCCCTCTACTTCACATAAATTGAGTATATCCGGTTGCAAGGTTGCTACAACATCGGAAACATATTTCATATGTATAAGAGCTTCCGATTGATTTACCCATGTGCAATGTGTCCCTGGACAGTCCATTGGTGCATAGTAATCCACAAATAACCATTCAACATTGTATTGCACGATGCGGAACGTGTTTTTGGATGGACGGCGGTCGGATGGGGTAATAGGGACAATAGGACATTGTGTATCGGCGGATAATTGAGATATTTGGCATATATTTAGGAGAAACAGGAGAACCTGCGAAAGATTAATGAAAAGGCGCATTTTTATTATAGGTTGAGAAATCTATTATTATTATTATTTAGCGTCTCCACCTTTCAATGATGGAATATGAAAAGAATGCGTTTTTTTCCACGGTATTTTAAGTAACAACATTCCTCCGATAACCATAAATATACCCACATATTGCATGTAATTATCAAAACGTTCTCCTAATATAAAAAATGCAAATAGACTTTCTAAAATACTACTGGCGCCATCCCATGCATTATTAACCAATAAAAGGGTAGACCCTTGAAGTGCAATAATCAATAATATAACTAATGAGATATATCCCACTAAACCTGTAGCTAAATAATGCCAGCCACCTTTGTTTGCATATTCTTTGAGACCATAATCTCCGACAATTTCTACTGCGGCTAATGCGAATATTTGCGGAATACTCATATATATTGTAAAATACATATATATTTCATAAACTATTATTAAAAACAATATAAAGAGTAAGCACTAGTATAGTGTAGGAAGAAGCGGAAATCTGAGATACTTCAAATTAAGAAATATGCTCTCGGATTATTGTATGGATTTATGATATGATGTCATACGACCAGACATTAATGTTTAGGTGTGTGGTATGATGCCTGCGGGCATCACATACCATACATCTAGCATCATGCTGGTAATATGGATTTTTAATCCATACGACCAGACATTAATATCGTAAATCCATCATACTGTTGACATGGATTTTTAATCCATAAATACAGACAAAAATGCTCTTCCTCACCACCCGTGAAAGCGGTGTTCAGAGATACTTCAAAATATATTTGTTCTCAATTCTCTGTTCATTAATACTTCACGGGTTTTGCCCATATGATTTCCTCGCGGAAGTTGTATGGGCTTTAAGGGGGCAATCTGGAAACAGGTTGCCCCCACCTCTGGATAACAAAAATCCAGAGTAAACCGACCCGGCGCAAACAATTCATCGGTGTTGCATATCCTCCCGAGGAGGGTGCTAGTTGCCGATAGCGGAGTGCTGGGTTACTTCAAATTGTAAAATGTGTCGTAAGATGCCCCCATGTGTGCAAATGCGGAGTTTTGGGATACTTCAACTATTCTAAAACCTACATATCCCAAAACAAGTTTTTCTTTGCACTACAGATAACATCAATGGACTTGATATTTAGTTCAACCTCTCATGCTAGATTTTCTTAGCAATTGCTAAAGCGGCAGTATGGGATACTTCAATATTATAAAAATCGTATGATGTGAAAAATATAGGTTCAATGGACCTAAACACGTTGAGCTAAAAAAGATTAGCTTCTACCAACAACGTTTCGCCTAGGAGAAAATAAGCAAGCCCCTATGTTGCTTATAGCTGTGGAGACCCGACCCAAGACCAAGACGCGATGGAGAAAATAAGCAAGCTCCTATGTTGCTTATAGCGATGGAGAACATAATCAAGCCCCTATGTTGCTTATAGCTGTGGATAACCTATATAACACGTAGAACTCAGAACTATGTGTTATTTTCAATAGTCTAGGTAAGTAAAATACTTATTAGCATCATACCACACACCTAGACATTAATGACACCCTCTTCTTGTTTATGTCTTCCTATTTATATAGAAAGGCATAAATTGTTTATTAAAACAATATAAACCTATGAATACATATATATTATACCCCCAGCCCAATCACAATGCAATCCACTGTTTCTATGACTGACAATATCGTTACCAATTTTATGGGTGGCGAAAGTTATAAGCTGAATCCACTGCAATCAATGCAGATTGTATGCACATCAATGATTTGCGGAGAAGCGCAATATTATCGTGCTAAGAAAGATGATAAAGACCAGTTTAAGAACCATTTTTTATTTCAGATGTTCTATGGTGAAACCGAGTCATCTAATGACTATTTCACGACCATTGTATCAGCTGCATTAGATTATGATTTCCCAGGAACACTAGCGTTTATTGAGAAACTCCGCAATGAGTATTTTATGCGACTTAATAGCCACTTTTTAATTACTCAAGCAGTGCATCACCCAAAACGTATTGAGTTCAACAAAAAGAACCCCAAAGTATTCCGCAAAGCCATTGAAGATGCGTGCAATATCCCTACTGATTGGACAAGTCAATACAAATTGCTAAAGGAAAGCGGTAAGCCAATTCCCACCATCTGGAAGAAGGCTATCGCGGATCAGCTCCAGAAAATGAGTTGTTATCACGCCGCAAAGTATATCCATGGGTCTAAGACACAGGGAAAGACGGATAAAATGCTAGCCAATATCGTTGATTTGATTCGTATAACACATCCAAAGCCAAATGACCTGTTAAATGACCTAGTCAAGCACGGGAAGGTATTACACGTCGCAGATGATGAGCAAACATGGGAGAAGCTCAAATCAGCAGGCAAGACTTGGGTAGAAATCAATGCTCAAATCCGATTGCCACACATGGCACTATTGCGCAATCTATCCAATATCTTGGACGAGTATGCAACCTTGGAAGACCAAGATGCAACTTCAAAAATCAAAGATTTGGTTGCACGTTTGATTGCAGGTGTAAAGGGTGGAAAACAATTCCCCTTCAGATACTATAGCGCACATAAGAGACTAACTGGCAACCAGGGAGAAGTGGAAGTACAATCCCGAAAACGCTCGCACAAGTCTAAAACGGCCAGTCCTGGTCAAGACGACGAACCAGCTCCCGAGGTTTTACTTAGAACCCCGGCACAACAAGAGCTATACTTAACTCTTAGAAGCATGGTATTAGATGGATTGAACCAATGTCTTTTGGAGAGTTTGGAAACTATTCCTGCGCTCCCGGGTCGTGTTGATTGTTTGAGCGACAATTCAGGTTCAGCTAGAGGCGGAATGGTATCGGAGTATGGCACAGTAAATGTCTACGAAATATCCAACCTGTCCGCAATCCTATCCGCTTTCCGGTCAACTGAAGGAGGTAGTGTTTGGGTATTTGGCGATAGGTTAGAAGAATACAAGGTATCTAAGACCAGGTCCATCCTCACTCAGTTGAATGAAGTCAATGCCATCGGAAACACAATTGGAGGTGGAACGGAAACTGGTGTATGGCTCTTCTGGGAGAAGGTTATCAAGGAGTCTGTCCACTTGGATAACGTGTTCATTTACTCGGATATGCAGGCCGGAACCGGGCAATTGTATGCGTCAAACAACTATTCGCATTCAATGTTAGAGATGAATTGTACACTTAGTTCATATGGACAATCATACATAAATGTCCTGTCTTTGGTCAATACCTACCGGTCAAAAGTCAATCCAAAGACCAACGTTTTCTCGGTTCAAGTAGCAGGGTATAACAACAGTATTCTGCCAGATATCCTATATCGCGGGGCTTTGCTGTCAGGGTGGACTGGGAAAGAGGCACGGATGGCATATGAGATATCGCAACTATGGGACCAGATTGAAGCAACCCAGTCTGTAAGCCCTGCTGAGGAAACAGTCTAAAATCCCTCCCCATGTCCCCCCCCTCCGGATGTGTCATACAATGTATTAATGTCTAGGTGTACGGTATGATGCTAGCGGAAATCACATACCGCTACGCGCCCGGTGGAGCTTCGTAAAATAAAGATGATTTGTATTACACAAATAAAAATCATCCATTTTATTTCTTCATGAAACATATATTCAAATACTTTTCGGTCGGTGTAATGTCTAGGTGTGTGGTATGATGCCCACGGGCATCACATACCATACATTAATATGTATATAGTGAATTACGAAGGTGGCAAAGGAGCCAAACACAGTTTTATTTCACCCAATGATGCAACATCATATTTCACTATTAAGGGTAAATCATTTCCCAAATACATTTCCAAATGGCTACATAGAGGAGTGCATTTGATAAAATGGGACAATGACTTCAAAGAAAACTCGCCCTGAATAATAACCGATGCATCGGGTTTCTGGATAAACTCCATATATCCATCCGATTCCGAACGATAAATACGAGAACTTGCGAAATTGCCATCACATGAAAAAATCAGGTCATTTCCTACCGATTTTATTTCAATACGATCCGAAATACCATTCAAATCGCGGATAATTTTTTGAAAATCCGCTGTAGGCAAATTAATAACAGTTGAGTATTCCACATCCGGAACAACCAATTCTTCCGTATCTGGCTCAATTAATCGCAATTTTTGGCTATAGCATTGTTTAATATCACCATTATCGTATTGTAGACCCAAATGCGATACAATTCCATCATGATAATCCGCTTTATCAATATACATTGACAATATATCGTCATTGGACATTGTGGAAATAACTTTGAATAAATGCAGAGTATTCGCACATACAATGATTTTATCCGGAACACAATTGTATTGCTCAAACTTTTGGGCATTTAAATTGACATTTACCAAAATTGTATGAGTTTTGTCAAAATTGATGATTTTCAACCCATCCTTTGTAAAAGTAATAGTTGCATCGGTTAAAATATCTTTTATAGCAGTAATCATATTGCGAATAGGCTGTATTTGAACAGTTTTTATAGTTAGCACATTATTTGCTTCGTTCATTTTGTATAATACAATCTATGAAACTGTTTTTATATTGTGTTTTAAGTATAATATTTTAGCATATTTGTAATCCGTAATCATTATATGAAAATACTTAAACGTATATTTATAATGACATATATATTTTAATATGAGTTCTACTGATACATCTATTGATAGTTTAATGAAAAGTTCGGATGATTATGCTGATGATATATCCGATACAATATCTGAAAATAGTGAAACCGATGAACCTATGGATAATACAATGATATCTGTTGCTAGCGAGAAAAATGGAGAAACATATTCACAGGATGTCGTAATTTTAGCCGAATATATACGAGAACATTTTGAAACGTCAAATATATACGTTTTTCGGTGTGTCAGAATAGATGGTATATATTGCTGTTGTGTCATATATCGCGATAAAGGAATAGTAAATATAGAATCGGTTCGGGTTTTAGTTAAAAATGCCGAAGGTATAGCAGAGAACTATTCGCTGCATTTTGAGTATTATGATACTATAGAACATGCGGTTGAATTAGTACATAAAATCGTGACAACATATAAATTATACAACGGAGACCTATATTCACCTGAAGACTATGACCGTTTAATTGCAGAAGAACCTATTATTCCATATTCAGATCATGAACAATGTAGGGTATGTCATATAAATACGAATGATACAACTAGTTGTGGACATTACATTTGTTTCCGATGCAGAGAACAATCGCTTTTTTCGGGTGATAAACACTGTCCAACTTGTAATAAATCAGATGTATTAAGTATTTATCACAATGACGTAAATATAATAAATAATTATCATTATGGAGATTTAGTTTCAGCACTGGCAATTGACGCAGATACTGAGGATGATATATGTTCTCAACATGTATGTGAAGAAAATACTAATAGCAATGATTATGGTTTTATTGACGATGAAGATTACATAAATGCTCCAGTTGAGCAATTAATTGCCGAAGAAATACATAAGTTTCTTGTGAATAATCCTGGAATTATTAACGGAATAGTAGGATTTGTTGATATATTTAACAAGTTTATGAAAAATCCTTAGAACCTATTAGATGTTATTGGTGTTTTTAGTATTATTTAATAATATATTTTTGGCATTTGTTTTGTATTTTACACGTTTTTCTAGCTAAACGCAAGGCTGGACTGTTGGGCTTGCATCCATCATGTAATAAATGATAATCTACAATACTGGCATTACCTCCAGTAACTGCACTAGCTAGTCGGGCTATTCCCCATGATTCGGCAGTTTGATTGGGTCTAGAACCACTAGAAAAATATGCACCACGACCTTTGTTGACTATTTTTTCTAGGGTTGCTTGAGAACATTGCGTCTTTTTAGCCAATTCTTTTGATGGTGCAATATGCCTAACTCCGTATAATTTTTCGGCATGTTTAAGATGTCGCGATTTGCGCGATTTAAAAGATGCAATATGACTACGTGTGTAGTATTTTTTCGTTTTGTATAATTTTCGCGATTTCCTAAGTTCTCTGCGTTGTTTTGCTAAATCTTTTAAAGTTAGAGATTTAGGAATATATCGGATTGGAACATTTAATGGGTCCATTTTCATATATAATTGTTATATGAAAATTGAGGTAGAGAGTGAGAATGTATACATAAAATAATAGAAAATTGATTTAGAAAGATTATTACGTAGTATATAGCAGATTTATAATAAAATGACAACTGAACTCAATACTAACACTACTACAATGCTATCAATGGAGGAACCCGCAAATACAATCACATATGCTGAATTAGAAGCAAAAAAGGAAGCAGAATTGTTAGCAGAAATGCTAGACTTTAGCAAAATGAAGAAAAAACCCAGGAAAAAAACTAAGTCAGTGGAGATAACAATTCCTACGGAATCTGTTCAAACCGATGTGCACATAGATATGGATATAGCACCATCTGTGGAAGAACCTGCGTTTAATTATGGACTAGAATACCATCCGCCAAACTATCACTACCAGGCTCTTTTAGGAAGGCTTTATGCTCATATGCCACAACAACGCCAGCAACAACGCAAGCGATTGCCACAGCAACCGATTATTACAAAAGCCGGTAAAAAAACTCACTGGTCCAACATTTACCATTGCGCGAGTTCTATTGGTAGAAAGATGGAACATTTACAGCAGTTTGTTTTAGCTGAATTGTCCGCAACAGGAACCGTTAATGGTAGCTATAGCTTGATTATATCAGGTAGATATGACCAGCCTAAAATAGAATTCATATATAAAAAATATATTGCGCAATATGTTCAATGTGAAAATTGCCGAGGACTAGATAGCAATTTAGAAAAAGATAGTATTTCCAGCCTTCCTACAATGAAATGCAACAATTGTGGGTCTGACAGACGAGTTGCTGAAATATCTGGAGGTTATCGGGCAACTACCAAAGTAGACCGAAAAAAAAGTAGACAACAGTCATAATCATGTATATTATCCATATCACATGTTTTATTATTTTCGTACAAACTCTATATCATAACCCGTTTTACCTTTTCCAGGTCTAATCAGTTTTCCAATAAGTTCTATATCATTATTATTCTGATATTTAGCTAAATCATATAAATTGTCGGTTGCTTTATCAATTGCATATTTTACACCTCGTATCTCAGTATTTAATACAGCCAATTTTAATACAGTTTTTTTCACGTTGAGATCGTCGCGTTCGGCTAAGTCTTGTTCAACTGTAGGATGTGATAAGAACTGATTACCCGGATTTTTATCCATGCCAACTCCATAGCACATTAAGCCTTCCTTGTTTTTGTATAATGTGCAGTCCATTGCACTCTCTTTGATGGCTTTCAAAAAAGCTTTGTTTAATGTTTCTTTTTTAGTAGCAATACGTAATAAATATTCATCCGTAGTTTCTACATGGGTTAAGTCAGTTGGATCTATATCTCCAGTTTGAATAAAATTGGGTACTTTATCCATTAATTCTTCGCCAAATGCGGTGACATACAAAAACACTTTAATTGTTCTCAATTTTTCGGGTAATTGTTCGTGACTGCAAATACGACGAGCACGTCCAATCACTTGTTCCAAACGCGTATTATGCCAATAAGGTTCGGTTATATGCACAAATCGTGTATTGCGTAAATTAATGCCTTCGGCGCCCGCTGCCGTAATCATGAGAACCTTTATGATTTCGCCATACAAATTGTTTTTGGATATTTTCTCCAGTTTATCCGAAATAGATTTAGGAACAAATCCCCAGTCTCCGTTATAGATATTTCGGATAATTTCCTTTTCTTCTTCACTTTCCGTTCCAGTATATAGCGCAAACTTTGGTTTTCCAACGTCTTCTTCGTTTTCCACAAGTTCCCAAGATTCCGCACCTGGAACAGATTTTATTTTGAACTCAGCGTATCCGTTGGCTTCTAAAATGGCTTTCATTATACCAATACCTTCTATATGTCGGAATTGACTATATACCAAATGCAGACCTTCGTTTTCTGGATTTTGGATATTTTCTAGCATTTTTAATAGTTTAGGGCTGAGAGAACCCAACATACCTTCTTTGGTTAAATATTGTTCCGATTTAGGTTTAGCTGGGTCATATGCAAGCTTTCTGAGAACCGTTTTGATGCGGTCCATATACTTGCTTTCATCTTTATCCGATTTAGGCGCATTTTGTTTAAGGGCTTCCTTAATACGCTTTATAAACTCTGCATGTTCTGCACTAGTCATTTTTTCGGCTTTTTCTGCATGTTCTTGTAGAATGGTCATAAACCTCTCCATATCATCGCCATTTTCACTCCCATCAATACTATCTAAACTTATGGATTCGGTATTTTCATCATCATCGGATTCTGAGTTTTCCGAATCTTCATCGGCAGAAGATTCTCCAATGGCTTTTCTAATTTGTTTCAAAGTTGCATTTGGTCCAATTACTCTGGATTTATCTACATTCCCAAGTTCTTTTTCTAAATCTTTAGTAGCTTTTTCCATTTGCTTTTTGGTAAGTTTTTTATCGGGAATTGGACGAGAAATATCCTGCGGAAATGTAAAATTACATACTTCACGAGTCCATACACGGTAAGTTGAGTTTTCTTGTTCAGTTTCAGCCTCGCCTTCTTTAGGTTGTCTATTCTTGTTTTTTGCGCGGTTTTTCTTTTCTTCTACTTCAAGAAACCGTCTATATGCATATTCGTCTAATTGATGCTCACTCATTTCCACCTTTTCAATATGGAATGTTTTATCACCATTCATTACAATCCTAGGCAATAGACTTTCCTGGGCACTGCGGAAATATGATGTAAGTCCTAAAATACGGCGTTTGAATACATTTGGATTTGCAATTGTTTTATTATCGTTGTCTACAAACATAGTATCAAACGTTTTTGAATCATCTGGGAGAGCCGTATTATAGACAGGTTGGTCTTTCATCATTTTTTCTAATACGTCTATTTCATTTGCCTTTAATATACGTTTTACGGCATCAAGGAATTGGTCATCAGAAACATATCCGCTTTCGTCCAATTTAACACCGGTATATTTATCAAACTCGTCTTTTGCTCCGCCGTCTTTGTGTAAATCATGACCACTTCTCTGGTAATAATCTATATCTTCATCTTCCGATATGGGTTCTTTAGGAATATCTTTTATTTTAAGAACCCCGTTAACTATTTCATATGCCGAATAGTTGCCGTCTTTTGGTTTTGGATGATTTTTTTTGGTGGTTTTCTTGGAAGATTTAGCCTTTTCGGCAGTTTTTTCCACAATCTTTTTGGCAGTTTTAGCATGTTTTTTTTCACCACCCCCACCAAACAAATTACCTAGTATTCCTAGCCCACCACCCGCCTTTCCTTTCGCTTCACGACGCTTTGTATTTACAAATCCTAGTGGATTACGAGTTATAGTAATCTTATTATCACCAAAATCCACATAATCGTATTCGGTTACCGATGGGATTCCTGCCGGTGGATTATTTAGCATATCTAAAATATCCTCTTTTGTTATTTTTTTACCCTCTTTGTGGCGGACCGGAATAGTCCAAGTACGTATAGCCCCGCGCAATATATTGAATAATACCGAAAGCTCATCAGGAGTATTAATAATGGGGGTTCCTGAAAGCACAACTATGCGAGCATTATTGGCCGTTAATAAATATTGATATAACTCTTTACTTATGACGTCGGGTTTTTTAGATTCCAATTTATTTACTATACGACTTACAAAGTTATGGACTTCATCAATAATAACGGTTTTGTTGTCAAAAGGGTTTATCGTTTTGTTTTGAGTTATTATATTCATGACACGGCGATTGATACCGTTATAGTGAATATCGGTATATTTAGCACGAATCATTTTGTCTAATTGTTCATCAATACTTTCTTGTTCCACTGTAGTCAGGTCTTTAAAATTGGGCGGTTTCTTTACATCTACTAACCATGCACCACCTTTTTTCTCTATAAAATCGGCAGGCAACGAAAGAGCTTTAGATAATAATTCCACATTATCAGGTTGTCCTTCAATACCAACAAACTCCCAAAACTGGTTTTTGCGATAGAGAACATCACCACATTTTTTGATTTCAGTGAAATAGTTGGTTGCTAGCGAAGCAGGTGTCATCATAACTATTTCTTTAGCACTTTTCATACCTTCTGCAATACCAATGGATGTGCAAGTTTTACCTGCACCTAGACCGTGATATAGCAATAGACCTCTATATGGAGTGTATAGATTTAGGTAATCTCGGACTATTTTTTGGTGGGTTAAAGGGCTGAAGTTTGCAGAGGGGTCTTTTTCACATGATGCGTTTTCGTCAATTGCGGCTAATTCTTTTTCGTATGGCTTGAAAAGTTCTCTGATTTTATGGACATAGAGTTTGCGATTATTCATATAGTATTGCGATGTTTTGACCACTAGCTTTTCTTGTTTTGGCAGTCTGCGAGCAATTTCGGCTTTAGAGAGCTTTATGGCAACCGCATTTGCTGCTTTTTTAGTTTGACGCCCTCGTGGACGACCGCGTTTAGTGGGTTCTCCGGGCGCCTTCGGCGCCCCGGGCGGCGCAGCCGCCGCAGCATCCTCTCCCTCCTCTTCGGCCACCTTCTGTTTGGCGGCGTCTTTGGTAGCTTCCTGTTTCTTTTGTTTAGCAGGCCCAGGTAGGTCAATTTTTCCCTTAATAACAATCTTTTTCTTAGGGGGCGCGGCTTGAGGTTCCGGTGCGGCAACTGGGGGTTCAGGTTCGGATTCGGAATCCGAGTCGCTATCTGATAATGGTCCAAAAATATCAGTTCCAGTAACGGATTCAGGTGATTCATCTATAGACTTTTCCAGGGATATTTTTGGAGAACCCGGTTCTTCCTCATCTTCTATTACTGCCTTTGTTGTGGTTTTCGTAATAATGGGTTTTTGAATTGCCGCCGATATACTAGGAGATAGTAATTGTATACCAGGTTTAACAGAAACCATATTTACAACTCCGGTTATATTATGAGTTTGAAGTCGCTTCATAATTAACTCATAATCAACTGGTACTTTTCCACGCAAATCTTTCAAATGCATTTCTTTTCGGTGTTCCGGCTCTTTTTTAGCACTTGATTCATCGCGAACATCCTTATCTATTTCACCTTCTTCTAGTTCTCCTTCTTCCAATTCAACTACTTTTGGTTTATCAGCAACTTTTGCAGTTTTTGTGCTTTTTGATTTTTCGCCAAAATCTATATTAATAACTGGCGGTTTTTTCGCCTGTTTTTTAAATTGCAGTTGTTCTAAATAATTGCGACCTTCCATATATATACAATAGTATGGTATATTATTGTATATTCATATAACGACATTATGTATTTGATTTTTTATTTTTGTTATATTAATGACTTGTTATATGGATTTTTAATCCATATTATCAGCATGATGATATATGTATGGTAGGTGATGCCCGTGGGCATAATACTACAGACCTAGACATTAACCAAAATTATACGATTTTGCGAAATACCATGAGTGTATTTTTGAACCACCATAGGGACGATGCTTCCCGTAGCGCGTTTTCCGCGTCCAAATCATTTGTATAACCCAATGCCAATAATTTGGCTTTAATATAGTCATTATTGCGCTCATTAAAATGACCCAACCCCCCTTGTCCTTCCAATGCCCAACTCATAATAATTCCTTTTTCATTGTTATTATGCAAGTTTTGGATATAGATGTCTTCGTAATGCGCCGGTAAATGTTCTCCAACTTCAATAGACATAATCCATTCGTAAGGAGTTTCAAAACGGAATGGTATAGCTAAATCTAGCACAGATGCCAATCCTCCAGTTAGTTCGGGTGTCAATGGATTTCCATCATATCCGTCTACCTTGATTCCATTTTCAATGAAATGAGAAACATAATGCGCTAAACCACATCCTAAATCAGCCATTTTTAGCACGTTCTCCTTTTTTAAAAATTGAACTAAAGCATGACTCAATGGTTTATCATATACATGATGTCCTACTGCAAACTCACCGTCCCAAAATCCATGTTCGTTGATATTGATTGACATATTATACAAAGTGATATACAAATCATTCTATATCATTTTGCGCATTATTATTTAGGAAAAGTATTTATTTACTGGCCATAAAGACGATTTCTTTTTCTTGTGTATTTATTATGTTTTCAAGGAAATCGTGTATATTGTTTTCTTTTTCCAATAATCGTTTACTCATAAGAATTGCCATAGAATGATGCGGTATCATACCCATTTTATATTGAGTTTCGGAAACTAAAAATTGGGTTCTTATGCACCATATATTTACTATAGCCATACCCAATCCAATAATTACCGGATAAAGTTCTCTGTACCATAATCCCATAAAAAATATCATCCATCCACACATGAGCAATATCATATACAAATCATTTATGCTGAGACGTATATCGTCGTATTTGTCTACCCAGACATTCATAGTGGATAATAACCCGGATAATATCATTATAAAAAACATAACAACATAGTGATTGTCTGCGATATGTTTCATTATATATATATCAAACATATCAAAAATATTTAATGTCTGGTCGTATAGATTAAAATCCATATGACCAGCATCATGCTAGATGTATGTTATGCCCGCGGGTATAATACCACACACCTAGACATTACACCCATCTAGAAATTGCCATCTCACATGCAATTTGCTCGGCCTTCTTCTTAATTTTGTGCTGTCCTTCGCCTAAGAATACAAATACTTTGCCTTTTTCAGACATGTATTGGTGTATTTCTCTATAGCTCCCAAAATGTGCATACGGAATTGCGTCGGTATGTCTCAAATTATGCACTGATTGGCCTAAACATAAATACACGCCCATATGGTATCCAGTTTCTGGGGAATATTCGGATACTTCCATATAATGTGGAGTCACCTTGAACTCCTTTTGCACTTTGACTTGCAAAATATTCTTGTAATTGTCGTCGTTGCGGATGAGCGATACCCAATCTACGTGTTTTTCAAACACGGATTCCACAAATATTTGCGCCATTTGAAATCCCGGTCCGGTTACAAACAATTTAGCGAACCATTCATCATCGTCTTTGATAGATATTTTATTGAAATCTAGAAATAATGCGCCTAAAAATGCTTCAAACAAACAGCCCAGTTTTTTCAAATTGGTGCGAATCTGCTTGCTTTCCGCATGTTTAGATAAAATATACCATTTATGTAGTCCCATTTCATATGCCATTTTGCCGATGGATTCGTTTTTCACTAGTGCGATTTTTTTCTCCGTCATGAATCCTTCCTGTTCTTTAGGAAAACGGCGATACAAATAATATTTAGTAATACATTCTAAAACACCGTCGCCTACAAACTCCAACCGTTCATTAGATTTTGTATATAATGACAAACAATCGTCTGGTTTAGGCATAATTGAAATATTGTTTTGTTGATTTTCTATAGCAGGACGTTTAATGTATGAACAATGCACAAATGCCCGTTGATATAACTTGATATTATGAATCGGAACATCAATTCCATATGCACGAAGTATTTGGCGGATTTCGTCTTCCGTTATAACTTTATTTAGAGAATTAAATGGGTCAAATACAAGAGTTTCTTGACCACTCGCTGATTTTTCAACGCGAATATCGTCATCAATAAACGAATATGCAAAGGCAGGAGCTGATTTATCAGATGTGTTCATTTTATTCAGTAAATAGAATGAAAACAATGAGGAGGTGTATATTAACTAGTGCGTTGTTTTTATATTATTTAGCATAAATAATTTCGCAATGAAAATAAAAATATTTATAGAATATATAATCCCATTATGGTTTTAAGCGGCACAAAGAAAACAAGTTCATTATCAAGTATTGTTAATCAATACCAAGGTGGCGGAAACAATAAGCCCGGTCTATTTCCTCAAGTTGGTCGTAGCAGTTGGACATCGGTTGCATACGAATCACAAGGCATTCCCGCCGGCAACTGCTGCAAGTTGGCTAATTTGACTCGTCTCAATTTTACCCGATTGACTCCTCCTGTTTCTACCTATATCCATGTTCCTAGACTAACCCCCAAGTTTGGTTAATATCTAGGTGCGTGATATGATGCCCACCGGCATTACATACATCTAGCATCATGCTTGTCATTAAATAATTGCACAATAGCATAATAGTGCAATAAATATTTTAACAAAATGATATAACAGTTTCTCTGGAAACTACTATATAACTTATTAGCCCAATAATAGCCCAATAATAATCCAATTATAGCCAAACATTATACCATACACAATGCATATTATTATTGATGAACGAGAACGTGATTTATATGATAAAATAGACGCTATTGTCAATTTATCGGGAAATAATACTAGTATTCAGATTTCTCGCGAAGTTCTCCCTTTAGGAGATATATTAATAAGAACAGATGGTCAACGAAATGTAGTTTTGATTGAACGCAAATCATTTAGCGACCTTTTAGCAAGTATTAAGGACGGAAGATATGAAGAACAGTCATACAGATTAATACATACTGGCGAATATTCACCTCACAATATTATTTATATGATTGAGGGCATGTTCTCCCAAGTGAGAACCCCTATGGAAAAACGGATTATATGGTCGGCGATTACTAGTCTAAATCATTTCAAAGGATTTAGCGTATTTAGGACATGTTCTCTTAATGAAACGGCGGAGAACATTGTATGGATGGCTGAGAAAATGGAGAAAGAGTTTCATCGCGGAAAACGAGCGGCATATACGATTGAGAAGATATCCGGAAGCGAAGCGGCAGGATATAGTGAAAACTCTGGAGAACAAAATTCGCAAGAGTTAGGAGAACCACAACCATCTTCGGCGAATTATTGCACAGTTGTTAAAAAGGTTAAAAAAGACAATGTTACGCCAGATAATATAGGCGAAATTATATTGTGCCAAATCCCGGGTATTAGTTCAGTTACTGCAATGGCAATTATGAAACAATATGGAACGTTTTCTAAGTTGATTGATGAAATACGAATAAATCCTACGTCATTGGAGAACATTGTATGTCATAATGGCGAAAAAACGCGAAAAATATCCAAAGCATGTGTTAAAAATGTTATAGAATATTTAGGAAAATAAATAACCAAAAATATAAAACCATAACATCATAATAATTGACTTTGTATTTAGTGTAATTATATAGGTTAATACATACTAATAATGAGGGGTGGTTATCAGTTGATTCGGCGGCGATTCATGTCCAAATTGTCCGGCATTGAATTGTGTATTATGAACCGTCAATAAATTGGGTTTATATACGTTATTATCATCATATTTCCCACTTTGTATTTTTTGTTGTGTATATAGCACTCCTCCCCAATTAGGGTCCATTGGGTTATCACTATATGAGCCATCTTGTGTTATAGTAGATTGATGTATTGCGTCCAGTTTCGTAAATACTCCAACTGATAATCCTAATGGGTCAAACCCTGCATATTGTCCAGCATTGTATGGCGGATGGTCAGTATTTGCATCTATAATGGGGGCAGGGTTTCGCGCATTTTGCGCAATTTGCGCAGCAGACCTTATGGGTAGACCAGGTTGCAAATCAAATAAATTGGGTCGCACGCGATATACATCATTTCCTTGTATATCTGTTTCATGTTGTAAAAAGAGAACGGGACAATTATTTCCTTTAGTACGTTCATTTCGTGTAAAATCAATATATTCGTCTAAATTGGAAAATATTAATGGGTTCAGATCTTTTACTACCGGAATACGGGAATTGTATAGCAATACCTTGTTTCCTTGACGAATGAGAACATCGGGACAATTCGCACCATAATCACTATTTTCAGACAATCCTTCCATTGTCATGCCTTCAATTTGCGATACACTAAATAATGCGTCCAATTTACCAGATGAATACACATATATACCTATGAAAAATATTATTATGAGAAATACAGTAACCGTGAATTGTAAATGTTTCATTATATATTAAATGCCGAAAAGATTTCTATAGATACTTTCTATGTATAATTTATAGCATGCATCGGTTTTTAGAGAAGGTTATGAATAAAACGATTGACGAAGAAAAAACCCAACCCGAAGGAGGAAATAATGTTGCACCCGGGGCCGGTCCTGCACCCAAACTGATATTAGGTAAGATATATGCAGAATGGTGTGGACATTGCAAAGACCTTGCCCCTAAATGGGAAATAATAGAAGAAGAATTACCAAAGCGTTTCCCGCGTCATTCAAAACCACTTGTTTATAAAGTGGAAGATTCTGAAATAGCTGACCCAGAGAAGGGTTTAGCAACAATGAAACCGTATTTATCCAATCCGTCTGAAAATGTAGAATTACAGGGCGGATTTCCTACTATTTTTAAAATAGTAAATGGAAAATTATCGTATTTTGAGGGTCAACGGGAAGTTGGTCCTATTATTGCATGGGCAATGGAGGGGCTCCGTCAACCCAAAAAATCTACATATAAGTATAAGCCTAAGTCTAAGAAAATGCACAAGAGTCGCAAAAATCGTCGTTCTAGACATACCAGAAGCCGATAAATATTTAATTTTTTTATAAACGTAGAAAATTGAAAATGATGAATACATATAAACAGTATGCATCATTATTATTCAACTTATTATTATGACCGACAATACAATGAATCCTCTATCAATTAGCAATACTACTATTACTATTAAAAAGGCGGTTAAACCATCTGCCGGTAAACCTAAACCAAAAAAGGCGGTGCTTAAACCTGTCCGTCTATTGGACTTTCATATCTATGACGAAACCCCAGAAAAAGATGAAAGTTCGGATGACGAAGGAGATAGTTCAAGTGATGACGCCAATCAAAAACCATATGAAAAAAAAACGGACGAATCGCAATTTGTTATACAAATGTTTGGATTGAACGAAGCCGGGGAAACATTTTCCATGTTTGTAAAGGATTTTCAGCCATTCTTCTTTGTAAAAGTTGGCAATTCTTGGACACAAGCAACTGTTTCCGGTTTATTGGCCGATATCAAACAAAAAATAGGTAAGTATTTCGAAAACTCCATCATCAGCGCTAAATTGGTGGAATACAACAAACTCTATGGCTTTAGCGGTGGAAAATTGGACCAATTTGCACATTTTACATTTAAAAATACGGCTACAATGAACAAAGTCAAAAATCTGTGGTATGAATACACCGACGACCGCGGACGTAGACCAAAGCCATTTCTATATGCAAAAACCGCACTAGTATTGTATGAGAGTTCTATTCCACCCCTTTTGCGATTCTTTCACATACAAAACATCAGTCCATCCGGGTGGGTTTCCGTTTCCACTTCTAAATGCTATGAATGTCCAGTCAAATCAACCACCTGTGATTATGAATATATTTGTCAATCGCAATACATCAAACCAATGCCAGAAAAAGAAACCCGCGTGCCATACAAAATATGTAGTTTTGATATTGAAGCCAGTAGTTCACATGGCGATTTCCCTCTCCCTAAAAAGACATACAAACGATTAGCTATGAATATTGCCGATGTATTCAATCGCCATTTGAGTTGCCAGAAACTAGAAAAAGAACAATGCGGTAGTTTATGCAAGAAAATGATTTTGGCAGCATTCGGATTCGGTCGTTGTGATGATATTGATTTGGTATATCCGAAAGTCGCACCAGGTAAAGTGAGAGTTTCTCAGATTGCTGACAACATTATTAAAACACCAATTTCGGATATTGAGAGTGCGGATGCATCAGAATTGCTGACACTGGATACGATGTTTGAACGCATGAAAGAAGAAGCCGCAACTAATTATAAACCCGGCGGCGCGGACGCCGCCGAAGGGGGCGATGACGATGATGATATAGACGATGCTATTGAACATGTAGTAGAAGAAATTGAACCCCCGGTTGCTCCTAAATCTATCCATAAACCCGCCAAAAAATCCAAGTCTACTATAACCATTATAGACGTGTTGATGAGCCAGGAGCATGACCGTGAATACAAAGTGCAAGCCCTGAACGAGGTATTAACGGCCAGATTTCCAGCCCTTAAGGGTGATGAAGTAACCTTTATCGGGTCCACATTTATGCGATATGGCGAACCGGAGCCATACCTAAATCATTGCGTGGTATTAGGTAGTTGCGATCCAGTAGAAGGCGTTGAAATTGAAACTGCGGAAACAGAACGAGGTGTATTGCTCAAATGGACCGATATTATCCAACGCGAAAACCCCGATATTATTATTGGGTATAACATATTTGGCTTTGATTATGAGTTTATGTTTCAGCGGGCATTGGAGCTCAAATGTGAGGCCGAGTTCCTATTATTGTCTAGAAAAGCCGGCGAATTATCTGCTAAAGTTTCTCGCGATACCGGAGCAATAACCATTGAAAACACGAAAATCCAATTGGCTACTGGCGAATACGATTTGCGATATTTCAAAATGGCCGGTAGGCTACAAATAGATATGTATACGTATTTCCGCCGCGATTTCAATTTGTCTTCATACAAACTAGACGACGTTGCTGGGCAATTTATCAGCGATAGTGTCCAAAAAATCGTGCTAACTGAAGACTCCTCCGGAAACCCCATAACTGAACTTTATAGCCAAAACTTGATGGGGCTACATGCGGGAGATTTTATACACATTGAGATTGGCGGATTCACATCGGACTATTACAGAGACGGCAAAAAGTTCGTGGTGCGCAATATTATTAAAGGTCGCGAAGTATGTGAAACTGTAAAAGGTAAGGAGGTCATTGTGTCATACAATGTATTAGTATTAGATGGACACGAAGACGTCCAAGCCGCCGCAGGCGGCAAATCCATCAAGTGGGGTATGGCAAAAGACGATGTAACCCCTCAAGATATTTTCCGTTTGTCTAAAGGGTCGGCCGCGGACCGGGCAATTGTTGCTAAATATTGTATTCAAGATTGCAACCTGGTGCATCACTTGATGAATAAAATAGATGTTATAACCGGATATGTGGAAATGTCGTCAATTTGCTCGGTTCCAATCAGTTTCTTGGTATTTCGCGGGCAAGGAATTAAACTCACTAGTTATGTTGCTAAAAAATGCCGTGATAAAAATACTCTCATGCCGGATTTAGACAAGTCGGGAGCCAATGAAGGATATGAAGGGGCGATTGTTCTTCCGCCTAAATGTTCAATGTATATGGATAACCCGGTTGCTTGTGTGGATTATGCATCGCTATATCCATCTTCTATGATTAGTCAGAACTTTTCGCACGATAGCAAGGTGTGGGCGAAAGAATATGATTTAGAAGGGAATCTCATAAAAGAGACCGGTGAACGAGATGCTAAAACCGGAAAATACGTGTATGACAATTTACCCGGATACGAATACATTGATATTGAGTTTGACACTTTCAAGTATTTACGCAACCCGATGCGCCCTGCGGCAAAAGCGACTAAAACCAAGGTCGGCAAGATGATTTGCAGATGGGCACAGTTCCCAGAAAACCGAAAAGGTATCATGCCATCTATTTTAGAAGAATTGCTAAAGGCCCGTGCCAATACCCGGAAAATAGCGAAAACAGAAAAAGACCCCTTTATGCAAAATATCTTGGATAAACGTCAATTAGGTTATAAGGTCACTGCCAATTCATTGTATGGCCAATGCGGCGCACGCACATCCACGTTTTATGAGAAGGATGTAGCGGCTTGTACTACGGCAACGGGCAGAATGATGATAACCTATGCCAAACGAATTATTGAAGAAGTGTATGGCGACCGGGTATATGAGACGGCGATACACGGCCCGGTTCGGACCAAAGCCGAATATGTATATGGCGATAGTGTTGCTAATTATACTCCGATTTATATCCGAGTAAATGGTAAAACCGATGTATGTGCTATTGAGGATTTAGGAAATAGATATGGATTCGGAAATAGATGGAAACTGTGTTTGGAAGAAGGAAAACAAGAAAAAGAAATATGGGAATTGAATGGTGTGGAAACATGGACAGAAAAAGGATGGACAAAATTGCACCGAATTATACGGCATCGGTTGGCGCCACATAAGAAAATGATGCGTGTGTTAACTCATACCGGATGCGTGGATGTTACCGATGACCATTCATTGGTATTACACACCGGCGAAGAAATATCGCCTAAAGATGTGCAACTGGGCGCAGAATTATTGCATCATCCTATTGATAATACACACAAACTACAGTGTTATAGAGATTTTACGTTATCCGAATACTGTGAATACTTTTCCAGAGATTGGGTATATTTAGCGAAATTGGCGGTTATTGCCCAACAATCCGGAATGCAAATTCGGCTAAATGCGGATGACGAATCCGTTATTTCATTAAAAATACAAAACCAAATAGCAGATACTTTTGATACGACAATACAAGAAATATATGAAATACCATACGAAGGATATGTATATGACCTTACCACAGAAAACCATCATTTTGCTGCCGGAGTTGGTAATATCATAGTGCACAACACAGATTCGGTATTCTTTACCTTCAACTTGGAAAATCCGAATACAGGCGAAAAAATCGTCGGCAAACCGGCGTTAGAAATGACAATTGAAATTGCTCAAGATGCGGCAGACCTCTGTACACAATTCCTGAAGCCTCCAATGGAGCTCACTTACGAAAAAACACTGATGCCGTTTGTTCTCCTTTCAAAGAAACGCTATGTAGGTATGTTGTATGAAACCGATCCCAACAAAGGAAAACTCAAGTATATGGGATTATCGCTAAAACGCCGCGATAGTTGCGATTATTTGAAAGATGTCTATGGCCAAATCCTAAATATTCTCATGAAAGAAAATAGTGTGCAAAAAGCCATAGACTATTTAGAAGGCGCATTGACGGAACTCATCCGGGGTACAGTTCCTATGGATAAACTCACAATAACTAAAGCACTCCGAGGAGACTATAAAAACCCACTTCAAATTGCGCACCGGGTTCTAGCAGACCGTATTGGGCAACGCGACCCCGGAAACAAACCCAAACCAGGTGATCGTATGAAGTTCGTGCATATTGTGAATGATGCTAAAAAGGCGCTACAGGGTGATAAAATAGAAACCCCGGAATATATAATAGCAAATCGCATGCAGGTGGATTATGTATTTTATATTACTAACCAGCTTATGAAACCACTGCAGCAATTATTCGGCCTGGCATTGGAACAAATATGGCTAAATAAAGGGAAGCATATGCTTATCAAAACATTCAAGAAGGATATGCAAAAACTAAATGAAGAAGTGGACGGAGACATAGAAATATTCATGAAAAAGAAGGAAAAATATTGTTCAGCCAAAATAAAAGCGTTGCTGTTTGACAAGTTCTTGACTAATATTTATAATGAAAAACACAGAATCCAGACTATAACATCGTTCTTTCCAACCTCGGCTAAAAAATAATCACATGTGCGGTATATGTTTTACGATAATAGGTTGTATAGTATTGCGTCTTTTTTTTTTGGATAAAATATCAGGGGCCATATGGTTATTATCTGTTGCATTGTTTCGCGCACGGGTTCTATCTCCAGATTCGCCAAGTATTTCGCTGGCAGTTTGTGCAAGGTCGTGGCAAATTATTTCATTATCAGGGTTTATAAAAATATTGGCTAAATCAACTGAAGGTTCTCTTCCGGGTTCAACAGCATCGGATTTGTGATTCGGTTTACCCCATATCAAGTGCACAAAATAGTCATATAACGAATAGGATGGTCCGGTTCGTATGGTTTCATCAGATGTATGACTTTCATCGGAGAACGCCCGATTATTGTGAGCTTTAATAAGATTTTTAGTTATAATACCAAGTTCTCTCATATTTTTTTGATATTCACCTATATTTGTGTTATAGCAATTCATTATTTCTAGTAATATCGCAACTTGTTCTTTTGCTGAATATGAATGTTCAGGATTTGACGCGATGTTTTTGAAATGTTCGCGGATTTCATTTCGTTTTGCATGTTGGGATTCATTAATTTCTTTTAAAATATACCGTATATCCTGTATAAATGTATCTATTCCAGTAATTGATTCAATTTCGTCCATCATACTATATATTTCAGGTATATAGTATATGCAAATAACTTTATATTATTATGGCTTTCTATCCACACCTAGTCATTTATGACTGGTCGTATGGATTAAAAATCCATATGACCAGACATTAAGTCGCATTTCCCGACATATCGTAATATAATGGTATATCAACGCTATAAGCTCGTAGACCACTAGGATTCGTATTTAGACTCGCCATCAAGCTATACGCAATTGATTGCGCATAGTCGTTTATATTGTTTTGTATTATAGGAGTATTTATTATGTTGAATGGTATATTGTTGGGTATGTTATTGGGTATGTTATTGGGTATATTGTTATATGCATTGCGAGTGTCAATAGATGTAGATATTACATGACATCTACAAACTGGGCAGCTATTGTGATTATTAAACCATCTATAAAGAGCTTCTCTTTTGAAAATATGCCCGCAATTATTTATTTTACAAATATTTTCCCCAACTTGAAAATCTTCTAACGAAATGGGACAACGTGTTTCCGATTCTTCTGAACTATATGTAATATCAGATACAGCATCTTCAATATTGCGATTTACTATTCTATCTTGCGATGTAAGTAATTGTGAAGGTGTACCACGAGATTCGGCTGAAGCAGCCATTGTAGTTGAATAAGTTGGTGCTCTAGTTGTAGTAGGTGGTATAGCATTATTAGATAAATCTCGCGTCATTGTTCTATTCATATATGCAGTAGCCATTGAATAGGTTGGCACTCTATTTGTAGTAGGTGGTATAGCATTATTAGATAAATCTCTCGCCGATGCCGTAAAATACCTGGAATTATATACAGGTTCTCTATTCGTTGCTGGGGTAGTTTGTCTATTCATATTTGTGCGTAAAAGTTCAATAAGTTCTTCCATATTCCTGTTATACATTTCTTGATTTCTCTGATATGCATTGAATATTCGAGTTAATACATTTACATTACGTTCATATTGAGCATTTGGTTCTGCATTAATTGCATCTAATAAATAATCCATAAGTATGTTTTCAATACTTCTATTTCTATCACGATTAGACATTATATAACTGATATAGAGATAAGTATGCTATTATAATATAATTGTGTTTATATCATTATACAAATGGATTTATCTAAATATACTGGTAAAGGGTTGACTGGACTAGTCAATTTAGGAAATACGTGTTTTCTCAATTCCTGCATCCAAGTTCTCAATCATACATATGAATTGCATGAGTTTTTGAACTCTACTGGTTATAAACGCCATATGAAACCGGGATTGATTGATTGTTCTATCATAGAAGAATGGAACGATTTGCGAAATGTTATGTGGGCTCAAAATGGCGTTGTTGCTCCAAATAAGTTTGTGCATAATGTTCATCGGGTTGCGCGAGCAAAGAACCGCGATATTTTTACCGGTTGGGCTCAGAATGATATGCCGGAGTTTTTACTCTTTTTGATTGAATGTATGCATAATAGCATTTCTAGAGGTATGAAAATGAATATCAACGGAAAATCGGAGAACTCAGTGGATGATTTAGCATTAAAATGTTATGATATGTTGAAAGATGTATATGCAAAAGAATATTCAGAAATAATGGATATGTTTTATGGTATATATGTATCACAAATTGTTTCATTAAAGAAAAAGGTTCATAGTACTAAACCAGAAAGTTTTTTTATTATGGATTTGCCAATTCCAACCGAAAATACTTGCTCTTTATATGACTGTTTTGATAATTTTGTTGCATCAGAAACATTATCTGGGGACAATGCGTGGTATAACGAAAAAACCGGGAAAAAGGAAGATGTAGTAAAAACGTTAGGATTTTGGAACTTTCCTAAGATTTTAGTCATTACATTAAAACGATTTTCACCAGATGGTTCTATGAAAATGGGAAACTTGATAGAGTTTCCTATTGAGAACCTTAACTTATCTAAATATGTAAAAGGGTATAATCCACAACAATATGTATATGATTTATTTGGTATTTGTAATCATGTTGGCGGGGTTTCTGGCGGACATTATACCGCATTTGTAAAAAACTCTACTGGAAAATGGTTAAATTATAATGACCAAATCGTTAAAGAAATACCTGAACAAGTAGATTCTCATATAATTACTCCAATGGCATACTGTTTATTTTATCGCAAAAAAAATAACCTGGTATAATATACATAATGTCTAGCAATAATTCATCAAATACAAATAGTGGATCAGTTGCAGCGCCAGCATCTAGTGCATCTCCTAGTACCACATCTACTGCATCTCCTAGTACCACATCTACTGCATCTCCTAGTACCACCTCTAGTGCATCTCCTAGTACCACCTCTACTGCATCTCCTAGCACCACCTCTACTGTTAAACCTACTACTGCGACAACACCATCAACCGACACTAAAACTGCTACTAATACTGCGACAACATCATCAACCAATGCTAAACCTGCTACTAATACTACGACAACATCATCAACCGACACTAAAACTGCTACTACTGCAGTTGATATGTCAACTGCCCCTGCAAACTCATCTTTAACGGATGATATCAAAAACACATTTAATAAGGTATTTACTAGTTCTAATTTTATTTTATTATTATGGTTTTTAGCGGTTTATTTTGTTGCATATACATTTTTGGGGTTATTTAATACAAATATGACTGGAACTGAATATATTATAAAAATAGTTGATGTCATGGTTATGATTGCTATATTTGCATACCTATTATTGTATTATTACAATAATCCAAAATCAGTAGATAATATTCAGACTAATACTTACAATACATTGAATGATACAAACACTCTGATTTACACAGGTATATTTTTAGTTTGTTATACAGCGATTTCATTTGTATTTCAGATACCAACGTCTGGACCAGGCTCAATATTATCATTATGGTTGTTGAGCACTTTAGCAATAATAGTATTTACTATTACAGCAATTGTATTATTTTGCAAATATGTATTGGGTATTTCTATTTTAGATACTGATTCATTAAAATCCATTTGGAAAGGGTCTTCATCGGATAATTCAGATAAATCTGGTGGAGACACTCCTAAACCTACTCCTAAAAGTTCAAGTTCTTCACCGGAAGTATTCAACGTATCAAACAATTTATACACATATGATGACGCTAGAGCAGTATGCACTGCATTTGGAGCAAGGTTAGCCACATATAATGAAATAGAAGATGCGTATAACAAAGGCGGTGAATGGTGTAGTTACGGATGGTCAGAAGGGCAAATGGCCTACTTTCCTACACAGAAATCCACTTGGGAAGATTTGCAGAAAAATCCTAAAACGAAGAACAATTGCGGTCGTCCAGGAGTAAATGGTGGATATATGGAGAACCCGTATATTAAGTTTGGTGTAAATTGCTATGGAACTAAACCAAAACCGACGGATAGAGATTTACAGACTATGGCAAATAATAAATTGCAACCTAAAACGGAAGAAGATGCACTGATGGATAAAAAGGTCAATTTTTGGAAAGAAAATGCAGATAAGTTATTAAATCTGAATGCATTTAATCGCAATAGTTGGTCTGAATATTAGTTTGCAAAACCGTATTATGTATACTTCATATGACCATATAGAAAAGTTTTATTTTACAATGATAAATTATTGTAAAATATACATGTTTATTTTTCTATTTTATTTTTTGGCGCGTATTTTTTTTGTTTTTTTTTGTTTTTTTTCGGTTATATCTGAGTCGTGGATTTCTTCAATAGGGTGTTCTAAAACAGAGTTCAATAACTTGTCATACATTTCATCAGAAATAGGCGAAAAATCCCTAGAGTTTGATTTATATTCGGATATTTCTATAGGGTCAGAAAACCCATGTGAGTTTGTTTTTTTCATAGATAATATCCGATTTTCGCTATCATTTAGTAAATCGGTAAATGTATTTTCATTGTGATTACATGGTTTATTTACATTCACTTCTACTAATGCAATAACTAATGGCACACCCAAATGTTCTATGTCTTTTTTTTTACCGCCAATTTGCTCATTTTTTGATTTTTTCATAAATACATTTAATGGTATTGCTGCTCTACCATTGTCGCCATACAATGCTTGAGACACAATTGATTTATGTATTTCCATAGTTATATATTATAATATTATTTGTTTTTGTTATTTGTTTTTGTAAATACTTTTCAAATCAGTAGTTGTTTTGATTTCTCTGTTCTCCTTTAAATATTGTATAATATATTCTACATGAGTTTTGTCAGAAATAAGTTTTGCTAAACATTTCTCTATATACGAAAATGTAAGTGGCGAATATTCCTTTTTTTCGTATATTTTTAATTTTCCATTGGTAATTTCTATTTCATTTTGAGTGAGATTATGGTCATCCATGTATGTACATATAGCAGACCCTAGAATATGTTTCATATCTCTTATTTTGTCAGTTCTTTCTTTTACTATTTTTAGCTGTTGGTCATATAAAACCCATTTTTTAACGTTTTCTACAAACTCTTGTGAAGACCTTTCTTTGGTAATTGTTCCTATAACTAATTCATTAGATTGACTGTTTGTTTGATTATCCATAATGGTATTTATATAAATACCATTATATTATACTAGATTATACTAGACTATTTACTTATTAAAACGGCGAGACTTGCGAAATGTCTTGCTAAACGATTTAGCATTCTTTTTAGCAGTCTTACCCTGAGCATATCTTTGGGAAGCGTACAACAAAATAAGGGGGACGACAATTTCGTTCAATCCGACACCTCCTTGCTGCTGTTGCTGTTGCTGTTGTTGCAATTTATTAAGTTGTTGGCTAAATTGCTGCAACTGTTGCTTAGATAGTTTACTGCCTCCTTTTATAAAAAGCTTTTGTAAATCAACTGCAGGGACTTGGGCAGGTGCATCGCCGCCACCACGGTGTCCTACTGCAACTCGTGTCATTCCTTCAGACACGGCGTGTGCAGGGGCAGATTGATTAAACTCGCTATATAATAAGGTTGACGCTCCTCCATTTTGGCGTTTAAGTTGTTTAAGTTGCGCATTAATCATGTTTTTCAATTGTTGTTTGGAATGTTTACTCGGAATACTGCTTAACATATCTTCCATAACATTTTTTCCTCCAGACTGTTGTCCAGCTTGAAAAGAACATGAGTTTTTCATGGCAATAGCATTATTGCTTTCACTTTGCGCATGTTGTTCGTTTGGTCCTCCGAATACTTTCAACGCATTATCTGCAGCACCATCGCCTCCTTGTTGTTGTTGTTGTTGTTGTTGTTGTTGTTTTTGCTGTTGCTGTTTTTGCTGTTGCTGTTTTTGTTGCTGTTTTTGAGACTTATTTTTTGCCATATTATGGATATATATTATCTAAATATATTTTTCACCTGGTGGTTTTTTTAAAAAGCGCACTAACAAAATGAAATTGGCTAAAACTATAAAAATAAACACAACATTATAAAAACAAATCAACCATATATAAATATATATTTCATTGTAAATTGTTGAAACTATAGGTTTCAATATTTCTTTTAAATCACGCTTAATATCTTCTTTATTTAAATATTCTATACAAGTATCCCGAAATGTTTTAAATGACATGTATTATTTAATGATTATATTTTTTGTTAGTATATATTACGAACTCAACCTTTAGCATCTATTAGTAAAGGTTAGTGTCTGGTCGTATGGATTAAAAATCCATATGACAAGCATGATGCTAGATGTATGTTATGCCCATCGGCATCATACCACACACCTAGACATTAGTGTTTTTATATAGTAGGATATAACAAAATATAGTTCTCGTTTAAAAAAACCAACAAAAATGCTAACCAAATATATAACTATGGACGGAATATACAATGCAACAGACGATTTCCCATTTAGCAAATTATTATTATTGAAACCTACCTCAGTTTCTGGCGGAAATTATTTCATCAAGTTTAGAATAAATGAATTGCCGTTATATATTCAAACGCCTAAATGTAATACTAAACAGGGTATATTAAAGGCCGGTAAAAAATATTTTTCAGATTTGATGTTTACAAATGAACATGAAAGTTTTATACAATGGATTGAAAAATTGGAAAATTATTCCCAGAAATACATCTATGACCACAGGGAAACATGGTTTGACACAGAATTGGATTTACATGATATAGAGAACTCATTCTCATCATGTTTTAAATTGTATAAATCGGGCAAATATTACATTGTTAGAACACATGTTCCCACACAAATGGGAAAATGTTCTCTCAAAATATACAATGATAATGAAGAACTAGTTAACCCCGAAGAAATAACTGATAAAAACGATATCATTACTATATTAGAAATACAGGGTATAAAATGTTCTGCCCGAAGTTTTCAAATTGAAATAGAAATCAAGCAAATGTTGGTATTACCTGATAACAATTTATTTGAGAAATGTATTTTAGTAAAAAATGCGCGACCCAAATCCGAACAAAAAGATACTAATGAATATTTAGGAAAACCTCAAACAAAAACAATAGTTGTAGATACATCGGATATATCTAATACATCCAATTTATTACAAGATAATGTTGATAATCATAGTGAAATTATTGATTCAGGACATACAACTACTGGTAAAGTTTACTCGGAAGAAACCATAGAACATGTTATTGCAAATAGTTATCCTATTACACCTAATGATGAATGTATATCGGAAGTATGTCAAGAAATAGATATAGATGAATTATCACATGCGAATGAATCGCCGGATGAATTGAAAGAGTTTGAATTATCTTTAGATGAAATACCGGAAAGTGAACAAATGCAGATTAAAGACCGAAATGATGTTTACTATAAAATGTATCAAGACGCAAAAAAAAAGGCTAAACTCGCAAAAGATTTAGCACTTTCTGCCTATTTAGAAGCAAAACGGATTAAAAATACATATATGTTGGAAGATTTGGATGATAGCGATAGCGATTTAGACGAAGATACATTTTATGAAAAATCCGAATAAATAAAAATAAATATAATTATCCCAAAAAATCAAAAGCCTATAACAACATTTAATCACATTTTATTTAGCAAAAATAACAAAAATGTAAAATATTTTTATCCGGCGTATGTATATAAAGTATGTCTAAACTTTTTTCGGCAGATAAAATGATATTAATCGGTATTTTAGTTGTATCCGTAATGTTTGTGGTATATTACTCATCATCTAAATCTCTCATTGTTGATCGTATGGAAGACGGAAGTGCTAAATATGGTCCTAAACAAAAAAAACAACCAGGTGTAAGAGAAACTAATGCCCAATATGTAGTTCCTGCGCCCGAAACTGCTCCAGGATACGCTCAACAACCAGTCGCTAAACCAAGTGAATTGCTACCTCAGGATAACAACAGTCAATGGGCTGCACTTAACCCATCTGCTCTAAATCAGGGAGGCATGCCCGATTTACTTCAATCTGGATATTTCATTGGTTTAGACACTATTGGACAAAGTCTGAAAAACGCCAACTTGCAGTTGCGTTCTGACCCCATTATTCCTAAGCAAGACGTAGGTCCATGGAATCATAGCACCATTGAACCCGATTTAGGCCGAGTTCCTCTTGAAATTGGTGTTGGATGCCAATAGACTACCCGTTAATAAATCTCGTTAATAAATAGTATCATAATTTATTATATAAATAATGATTCATACTCATACATTTCCTAATGGATTTAGGATAATTTACGAAAAACCGCGCAACAGTATTGAAATAAGTGCTATACAAGTATTTTGCAAAGTTGGGTCTGCTATGGAAACCGATGATATGCGAGGTGTATCTCACTTTGTAGAACATATGGTATTTAAGGGAACTAAAAAAATGCCATTGTCTAAAGATATATCAAAAATATATGATGAAATTGGGGCATATTTTAATGCATCAACTAATAAATCTTATACAAACTACATAGTAAAATGCGAAGATGAATATGTTAAAAATTGTATATGGGTTTTAGGAGATATGTTGATGAACTCCGTTTTTGATAGAGCAGAGTTTGAAAAAGAGAAAAAAGTTGTAATAGAAGAAACTATTTTGCTTGAAGATTCAGGTGGAGATATAATTGCTGATATGTATGATGCGAGTATATATAAAGGGTCTTCCTATGAAAGTCCAATTGATACTTTGGACTTTCATAAACCTGGGTCATTAGATTATGCTAAAGTATTGCAATTTTATAAAACATTTTATCGTCCAAGTAATATGGCTATTAGTATCGTATCGCATGTTCCGTTTAAAAAGTTTATTGAAATATTGCGTCATAGCGACTTTACATATGTATTAGAATCTCAACCGTTTATACGGTGTCCAAATCCAGTTATATCCTATTATCCACAAACTGAACCTCAATATATTATCAAAAAACGCAAAGGATTGAATACATTGCATTTGATAATCGGATTTAGAACATGTTCTCAATATTCTCCAGATAAATATGCGCTAAATCTTTTGGGGAATATTTTAGGCGGATTTATGAATGCACGTTTATTTGCAATTCTGAGAGAAGCTAATGGGTTGACATATAGTTCTTATGCAGATACTAGCTATTACAGTATTTTAGGCGATTTTTCCATAAGTGCAGAAACTGATCCTGCTAAACTTTTGGTAAATAAAGGAATGGGGGCAGGGGTTCTCCCATTGTTAGTAGATATTATAATAGATTTACAAAAACATGGAGTAAGTAAATCTGAATTACGTATTGCTAAAAGTAATATGAAAGGTAGTATGGCTATTGAGGAAGAATCAAATGAAAACGCATGTTTTCATAATGGTAGTAAAACTATTTTATATGATGATGGAACACCGATTACATCGTATCACGATAGATATGCCAATTTTTACAAGAATCTCACACAAAAAGATATACATGATGTTATTAAAAAATATTTCATCAAATCTAATATGACAGTGTGTATATTGGGAGAACATATTCCGAGTTTAAAAACAGTCAAAAGTATTTGCGATAAAATACAATAACCGGCCCAGAAAATATACGAATAATATAAGTAGATTACTAAAATGCACTCGTTGGATATTTTAGCTTATATCGTTATTGGTATAGTTATTGGGGTTTGTATTTTCATATACTTATCTAAACTAGAGGGATTTGACGGATTAAAGTGTATTATAGCAAGGTCTGACGGCAATACCTATTGTGTAAGAGATGGAACGGTTGCTAGACAAGAAAAAGCCGCTAATTTATTGGCAGCTGTAACTGAAAAATGCCGGCATTTAGTGAGATATATGGAGGATAATTATATGGATAAGGATAATGTAAAACGATTGGTTGCCGGTTTCAATCCTAAAAAAGTCATGGAAACATTGCCAACTAGCACATTAACTGCGTATAGTGAAAACAAGGGAGAAAAAGTGGCATTTTGTTTGAACAGAAAAAAAGATGATGATACCAGGTTGATTGACGAACATACTCTTACGTTTGTAGCTATACATGAACTATCACATATCGCCACGAAATCAATTGGACATAAAAGCGAGTTTTGGGAGAACTTCAAGTTTTTATTAGAAAAAGCTAAAGAAGCCGGTATTCATAATCCTACTAATTACAAAGAATCGCCTAAAGAATATTGCGGCATGAATATAACAGATAATCCATTTTATGATATGCGTTAATATACAAATCGCACAATATCCTATGATGATGTATCATCGTAGGATAATACTCAATATCTTTCTACTACGTGTCCGGATATTTTCCTAAATATACATAATATGATATTGCGCAATAACTATACAAAAAAATAACACAAAAATATATAAATATGGATGTCTACAAAGTTAACTGTTTAGATTCAAATGGAGTTCTAGAAAAAGTATATGTGTTTTCTGGAGGTTCCCCGTTTAGCACACCCGAATTGACTGAATTGGGTGTTCCTATTATACAAACTGACCAGCAAATACACAAAGATGACTCCATACGCGTTATAAAAAACAAAATCGTCCATGCAATCGGTGCAAATGTTATTTCTTACAACGAATTATATTTGTTTATGGAAGTCTCTAAGAAGTTGGACATAATGGCTATATATCAACGTATGACTAATAATTGGCGCACTGATTTTACTAGAGAACAATTAGTCCAACTATTACACAATCTGGACCTTCCCATAGACCCTAATATTAATTCTGCGACAACTACTTATACATACGAAGAAGTTTTAGGATTTATTGGAAATGACTATAGGGTTAAAGTACCAGTAGGTCAAAAGTTTTCTAAATATCAGGATTTTGCATTTGCAGTAGACCCATACACCATAGACAAATCAATGTTATATCAACCTACAAGTTCCAATGTTTTGACGGTTTTTGACAATATGTTATTGCTAAACTTTGGTTCTCCAATTGACAATGTTATAACCGTTTGTTTTGCCGAAAATGTATTGAACTATATCCAGTCTAAACCTAATGTGGATGATTTAGAGTCTGTTATAATACAAACGTATTTCCCTTTTTTGCATTTAGAAGACCATATTGAAACAGTGGAACAGTTGGTTGCTAAAAAGGAGAACATTTTGAAAAAAGCTAGGGGGAATATAGACAAACATGCATTTGAATATTATAAAACCATTGATTTATTCTATAATGTATTTTACGGTCGGAAATCGGACCTGAATTATGTGGAACGTGGGATTCAGTCATTTTCTATATTAATTGATACGCGCCTAAATGCTAAACTCCCATTGGAAATAATATTCAAAAATATCCATGCAACGGAAATCATACCGTTTATTAAATACAATCCTGGAAGTATGCGAGAGAACCTGTATCGTCTTTTTGTCAATAAAATATCGCGAAATGGTAAAAAAATCCCTAAATTGTCTGAACAAGAAATAATGCGTTTGGCCAGAAATTTAGGAAAAGGATACCAAATTTCTATGGCTATCAAAATGCCTAAATTGTCCGAAGAAATCTATATTGATTTTTTGGAAACTGGAAATATTCGGGTTCATGGAGAACTAAACCGACCCGTTTTACCAGAAGAATTGGCAGAATATATTCGGACAGCAGTCAATCCGGTCATAGATTCTATTAACGAGTTTTTGCAAAAGTCCGGATATAAATTGAGACCATTTGAAGATTTACATGAGGAGAACATACAAGTTCTAAACATGCGATATGTAGCCAGAATGTTGATATCCGAAGAACTAAATAGTTTGCAGAAATACATCAAATGTTTATCCAGTTTGTTTGTCATATATCAACCCAATATTTCTAAAGATGCCAGAATGGTTTTCAAACGTGTGGAGAACTTTAAAGAAATGGATGCTAAAACTATATTTATACAATCTCTATATCAGAAAACGGACAATGCTGAAATAATCATCAAAGGTATCATGGATAATTTTCAATTAAGCAATGAAGAAGCTACTAAAGTATTCGGACGTTATTTAGAAACAGTTGCTCAACAACAAGATTCTGAAATTATTGACGTACCGGGGTTTCAAACCATAATATACAATGACCAAGAGGAGAACCATATTGTCATTGAAGTGGATAATATCGTCAATATTGAATATATCCGGATTTTGCATATGTATATTGACAGTTTTCTGCGTATAACACAACATCCAACTACTACAGAAGTTGATAAAAGTGTCATAGATGGCATATGTAAATCCGCCGCCAAATTGAAGGCTGATGTAGATAAAACCCACATACAAAATCAGGTGGTTGCGGTTGCCCCGGTTGCCGCGGCAGCGGCGGTATCCAATGAAATAGCGGATGATATTGGAGAACCGGTTGATGAACCAGTGGCGGTTGACGAGGTTGGAACCAGTCCGAGAGTTATAGATGATTTTTTCAAAGATGCTAATAGAGAGGCATTGGAAGAAGACTCGGATGATGACGCATTATTTTATGGCGATGATGACGAGGAAGCGGCGGATGACCTATTTTTAGGCGGAGGGAGAAAGAAAAAGGCGCAAAATATAATAACGAACGATGTTTTGCTAAATGATTTGTTAGACCAGGGGGAAGATATTGAACAAAAACCGGGAGAACCATATCGCGTAGGATTGGCTGGATTATCGCTGCATAATCCAAATGTATTTGAACGCCGTATGCAAAAACGGGAACCTTTGATATTTACAACAAAGTCAGGCAAGTTCACAAATTATTCAACCCTATGTCAGAGTGCCGCTAAGAAACAGCCGATTATTTTGACAGATGAGGAAAAGGCAAAAATAGACGAAAATGATGCTAAATATGGCAAGGGTTCTCAGTCATATCAACATGCAATCAAATACGGAACTGACCCTGATAAAAAGTTTTGGTATATCTGTCCCAGATATTGGTGTTTACAGACTAATATGAGTATGACTGAGGAAGAAGTAAGAGCGGGTAAATGTGGTGCACCCGGAACAAAATATCCCGACAATATTATACCTGATGATGCTGAAGTAGTTCCTGAAGGTGCATATGTAATAGAGTTTAAAAGTAAAAAACATGTAAAAGCTGATGGGGAATATATTCATCATAATCCGGCTGTTTTAACTAAAAAAACCGCCGATGGAAATTGCCTGCCGTGTTGCTATAGCGGATGGCGCACCGGGTTATGGAATACTCATATGGAAACTTGCCCAGATGCAGAACCAGATGATAAAGATAATCCGTTGGATAAAAAAGGCAAACCAATCGGTGAAAAAGAGAAACGAAAAGCACCTGTTGCTAAACCGGAAAATTATATTGTAGGTATTGATAAAATAAATATTGGTCCAGGTAGATGGGGATTATTGCCATTTTCAGTCCAGGCGTTTTTACATGAAGACAATAATAAGTGTATTGCTAAATCGGAAGAAACTGAAAAAGACAAAGGCGCATTCAATAAAGAAGATATTTGCATGTTGAGATACGGTGTTGAAAAAAATGATAAACAATCATTCATGGGTTGTATTGCAGTTATGTATGCTCACAAACATGGGTTGGAAAAAATACCGAGTATCAGAGAAATGAAGGATATATTGATAGGATCCCTAAATCTGGACCATTTTATACATTCGTATAATGGTTCTCTTATTGCAACTTTTAAACCTGCGCGAATAGATATAGGAGGACTTGATTATACGAAAACATCTATAACAGAGAGCGAGTTTTTTGCAGCAATTGATAAGGACGATGAAAAACAAATGGATTTGCTAAATGATGTTATTGCCGCTTTTGAAAACTTTTTGGAGTTTTTAGGCGATGATACAATTGAAATAGACCATACCTATTTATGGGATATAATAACTGAACCTGACGATGTAATTATGAAGGGTGGATATAATTTGGTTATTTTAGAAATGCCTAAAGATGATTTGCGAGATAACATGCAAATTGTATGTCCGACACATTCCAGTTCTAATGTTCTCTATGACCCTGCAAAAGAAACTATATTATTGCTAAAACAATCCAATAAAGATGGTACATATTATGAATTGATATGTGGATATGCTAAAAAAGATATAAATATAGTGACATCATTTCGTGAGGACAATACTCCTGAAAATATTAAATATGTATTGAATATAATATCTAAAACTGCGAATAAATATTGCGCCCCGCTCCCCGGATTGCCTAAACAATACAATTTCAAGAAAAATATTGATGCCCTGGAAATCGGCAAAATCTTGAAATCCGTAAGTTATTTTATTGATGACCAGGTTCTCAATTATCAGGGTAAAACGGTTGGATTAATCGTTCGCAAAACGGAATCGGAACCGGGCATATATATTCCAACTTATCCGTCAGCACCTATACCACAAATACCCGAAAAATGGATGGATGACGATACGTTATGGAGAGATTATGAAACCACCCGCGATTATTTACTGAGTGTTCATACAGAAACCGGTGGTAGAATTATGTGTTTTCCTAAAATGAAACTATTGGATGATGGAATGGTTGTAGGAATTATTACAGAAACCAATCAATTTGTTCCTATATCCCCAATTTCGGAGAACATGTTCAAAGATGGTGTTATACCGGTGGATAATCACAATTATTTAGCCAAGGAAGGAAATAACCAGGTTATCAATATAGATAATATTAACAATATATCATATTTAGCTGCAGACACGACTATAACTACTTCGCAATCTGGTGATATAGAACGTCAATCTATCATTAGTAAGATAGATTTAGAAACCAGATATTACACATTTTTCCGCAGTGTTATACGGAAATTATTGATGGATTATGAGAACCGATTGATTCGTAAAGATATACTGGATATATTGGATAATGGAGAACTCACATACAAGGAAAAGTTGGGCAATATGATAGACGCATTGCATAAACTAGTGGATGGCAGAATTGTATTTGCAAACATGGACGAAGCAACCCTGAAAAATATTGAGCGCCAATGTATGAATATGAGTGGAAAAGGGGAAATGGTATGTTTTACTGACGATGAAACTGGTGTTATAATGATACCAAATAAACATTTATTGAAAAGTGATGTTCCCAACAAAACAATATACTATGGCAGAATGGCTGACGAACTTATTCGGTATACTCGTATTAAATTGTTTATGTTGAGTTCTAGTGCATATTTGAACGTGGGTAATAGCGAATATATTATTTACGACAATGAAATGTTGATATTGCAATCTCTCCTAAATGCTGATTATTTCAAAGATTTAGTAGAGTTCTCCGACAACAAATATTTGAAAAACATTGATTATCAAAATGCAATACCATCTGTATCGCAAAAATATCAGACACAGGCAATAACTGTCGCAGAACAACATAAGTTGGATAAAACGGATATAGAAATAGCAACTGCGATAAATCTAGAGTTTATTAAAGAAAAGTTGAAGAATGTGCAAGGTCATCCGACTAAAAGTTTATGGGGGCGTTTATTTCACAATACGGCAGAAGAATACAAGTTTTATGCTACACCGCGCAGTAGTTTCTATATGTTGATTTATATTATAAACCAGGTTCTCACAGATTTAGGAAAACCTGCGATTGTTCAAACGCAGGAATATGTAAAAGACATTTTATTGAAAACTTATTCGGTTTATTTAGACAGACCTGGATATAAGGAAAAAATAATGGCGATTTTGAATCTTCAGGGAAAAAGCAAACTATTTAGGGGAAATGCGACTTTTGAACAAGTAGTTAAAAGCGAAACCTATTATGTATCCGATTTGGATATATGGATGTTGGCGAATGCACTACGATTACCTATTGTATTGTTTTCATCCACGTCATTGAAATCGCTTTTTTATGAGAAAATAGATTGGTTGATAATGGGCGGAAATACGCAAATAGATACCTATTACTTTATACGTTCTCCGACAAAAATAACGGAAATGGAATATCAATTGATATTGCCCGGTGTAAAACTAACTTCTCCTCAGATGACACATTTCTATAGCTTGTATCAAACAGAAGCATTACGAAATAAATCTGAGAAACCGTCTCTACATTTGCAACTATTGAATGAATATTTAGCAATGTATAAACCAGGTCCTAAAAAAATACATGCATAGTGGCCATACGATTTACATAAAATTGAAATACTTTAGCAAAAATATTTCAATAGCAAATATTTAAAACAATCATTACTAGATATTTATGCTATTACAAGTTCTCTACTATGTCAGCCGAATTATTTAAACAGTATTGCGTTAGGGATAATTACCCTGTTATTAGATGCCGAACTACGACATCCATTGTTCACAGGAGATTGGAACATTTCTTTGCTCGCCATATCAGGTATGACTATTCTGACGATAGATATACATATATTGTAACCCGGATTAAACGCACGGATTCAGAAGATGACTACATGGAAATAACTTATACTCAATACTCTAGTATTTATGACAGTCCAACTAAAGAAATAACTATAAACAAGCCATCAAAACTGATTTGCATAACAGATAATTACAGTGATAAAGAAACCCAGCGATATCAATACCGTGTTCATCAATAAAAACAATATTTATTATTACAAAACAAATACATCATTATACAAAACATTATTATACAAATACAAATCAATATATGTGTGTGTGTTTGTTGTTTGTGTGTGTATTTAGCGTTTTTTGTTGATTGATTTGACAAACTTGAATACACATTGGTTTAGCAACCGGGTTTCTTCTTCTTTTTTTGCAGCTTCGCGCTCTTTTCGCAGGCGCAATACCCGGTCGGTTTTCAGTTCGGCTCCATATTCATCGCTGACAAAATCCTCATTTGAATGCATCAGCCCGGTTTGCTGGTAATATGCAAGTGCGGCGGACGAAGCTCGTACCGAAAACTCGGTTCTCATTCTGTGTTCATCGTTATGATAATCGTCTTCGCGTTCCCAGTTCCATTCGCTAAACTCGATGGGGGTCATTTCCTGTTCAAACCGTTTGTATAGCTCTTCCTGTTCATTGCAGTGTTTTTTCGTTTTTTCCTCTATTATATCGGAATCTATTTCTTCTTTGCATCGGAGTTTATAAGCAGTGTTGCAATCATTATCGGTTCCATGTACCCATCTATACCAGGTGGAACCGTATTTTGCAATCATTGCTTGAACGTGCCGTGTTTCATCTTTTTCCTTACGGTTTAGCAAGTCTTCGTGTTTTTTGCGTTTTGCATTTGCTTCGGCAATTTGCCGGGATTCAGCTTCTTTTTCCAATATTGCCGTCATTTTAGCTGGGCGATTTTCGGCGATTTTTTTGGCAAAACTATCCCCGGAGGTGGCGAAGCCACCCGGGCCAGCCGCCCCGGCCCCGGGCGCCGTAGGCGCCTTTGTCTCCACCAATGGCGGAAAATCTTGCTCTCGTTTCTCAGCACGCCGTGCCTTGAGTCTTTCTTTTTCGGCAATTCTAGGACAAGTTGCGATTTTATGGCCATATACTTTGCAATATTTACATGTGTTTCTGTCTATAGCATACGGGCAAATGACTTCTCCATATTCGTTTTTTATCTGGTGTGATTGCCAATCCGAACCGGTAATACGACGACAATATACACATCCAGCGGATTTATTAATAGAGGACATTTTAATGGGTATAATATGAGTAGTAGTTATGTATATTGAGTAAATAATAGTAAATAATAAAAGTATAATAGATTTGTTGTTGCGATAGTTATGTGTTTGAGTTATGATATAAGTATAACTATCAAAAATATATTTCAATTTTATGAATAACTATATACGAAAAACTATACGAAAATTATTTGCATTTACTACAGTTTTATATTTTATGGCAGATTTTATGATTTATTCATGAAGTTCTATTGCATATATTGTTCACGTATTTCGCCCAATATTTTCTGGATTTTTTCGGCATGTTCTCTGTTCTCAGGATTTTTATCAGGATGATATTTTAGAGAAAGTTTGCGGAAAGCGCGGTCGGGGCTTTTGTAAATAGATATTGCTATAGCAAACTCATTGATATATTGCTGTTTGAATTGGGTTTCGCGATGGTATTGCTCCAACTCTGATTGCATTTTTTCTTCATATTCTCGTCGGGTTTTTTCCTCGGTTCGTTGCCTTTCGGCATAACGTTGTGTATATTCGTCTTGTCGCTGTTTTTTTCGCGCCATTTCTTCGGCATCGCGTTTTAGTCTAGCTTCATTTTGTTTTCGCATACGTTCCTCTTCCGCCAATCGTTTAGCCTCTTTTTTGGACTCTTTTTCCTCATGACGTTTGTATTGCTTTGCCTTGCGTTCTGCTGCTTCTTCGGAAGACTTTGTGTTGGGCGGATCCAATATATTTTTCCAATATGTTTCCGTTGCCAGTTTTTCCAATTCTTCTGGGGTATATTTTGTTTTTTCTTTCAATGCATCTATTTCTCTGAGTTTTTTAAGCGCCTTGCGCACTTCGGCAGTTCGCGAAGGCATATATGCGATTTCCTCATCTAACACAGCGAAATTACGAGATGACATTTTTATAGTATGCGTACTTGTTAAATATAGGAGACAATAGTAAAATATTGGTTTGTTATAATAATATATTTATTATTATACCAATAGCATTTCAATTTTCCGAAAAAAAATATTTTACGAACAAATAGATTTTTATAGTTTTATTGTGCAATATCAATTATATATAAATTGTTTGTATAGAGTTTTTATTAGAATCCCATGTTGTAGTCATCGTCGCATCCAGTGGTGGAATTGCCATTGATATTGCTGATATTGGTCTTGATTGTCAGTTTTTGTTTTCCGCACGCACCGGTTTCCTCTAATTTCTTACCTTGCAACTTGTCCAACTCTTCGGTTGCACTTGTGGTAGATACCGCGGCTTCTCCCAATTTAGACATTTCTTGCAAATCCAATACAACATTGAATGCATTTGTGCCATAGTATCCGAATTGACCACACATGACATTTGCAGATACACCACGCATATGGTCAAACTCGCCATGCCGGGCCGCATCCAAGAAGACCTCTGTATGGACTTCAAATGTGCCTTTAGCAATCGGGCCAATATCATCATTCAAGATTCCTGAGCGGAATATGCTGACCATGTCTTTCGTGCAAGTCATTCTATCGCACAAGAGACTGAGATGATGGTAATTGATATATACACCACCACTGAACTCCATGACATCGCTCATTTCACCATAGATGATTTGTCGGGCTGCCTCAATTCCGAGAACATCAAACACTTCCTTGATATCATTGCTATATGTCCGTGTGCTGTCAATGAAATCTAGTGACAGGGTTTCCAAGAGATTTGACCCGGTGGTATCCAATACCCAGACGTCTTTGCGCGCATATTTGCTTTCATCTTTTACTACCATATTCTGCAATTTGCGTGGAATGACATTGGCAATACCATTGATACCGCGTAATACAATTCCATTTAGCAGAGTGTCTTGGAAGTTCTTCAGCATATAGATTTCATCCGATTGGTCAAGGGAATCCACTACACCCTTGATCTTGATGCGATTACGGCCTTTGGCAAACACTGAACTATTCATGCGAATACGGAAGACGAGTTTATCCATATTGTAGTCGGAATATACACACGTGATGTCTTTGCCATGGTAGCTGTTTTTGATGGCGAAGTGTATGTCATCCGTCGTTATGTTTTTGTCCAAGAGAACTTCTGCGTCCAATTCCATACGAATAATCCACTTGGATTTAGGAGTAGTATCCTCGTCTTCGTCGCCATTACATTCCTTCATCAAGTTCTCAAACTCGTAGTATTGCTCCATAAGAAGACCATCTTCTTCAATGAGACTGCTGCGTTCCTTGGGGTCAAAGCAGATTTTGATGGATTTAACTACATCCACTAGTTTGGTGTGCTCCATCATATTGGCGAATAGTATGGCTTTGTCTTTCTCCGATTCGTCCAATGGTTTGAGATGAACCGTTAGTGATGGGTTCTTTGGATTTTTCGTGAGACGCAGGATTTCTTCAATTCTAGGAACACCACGAGTCACATTTGACTTGGAAGCAACGCCAGCAAGATGGAAAGTATTGAGTGTAAGCTGTGTAGTGGGTTCACCAATGGATTGACCTGCAATCACGCCGACCATTTCACCTGGATGCACAATTGATTGTTTGTATTTTAGTTCAATGGTTTCCAGCAAAAGTGTGAGCGCTTTGCGATTGAAACGCTTTGCGATTAAGAGATTGCGCGGAGACAAATAGAAGAAATACATTATCTCAAATAAACGGGTAGGTGGAACATAATGCGATCGCTTCAATCTAGCGAAATATTGCTCAATGATTTTGAATGTTTCCAAGGGAGTTATATCAACAACTGAATTGGGTGATAACCCTAATTGCCCTTGGATATTCGCAATAACATATTGGAATGCAACCGGGATGCGGACACTGTTTTCATCACGGTTTTTGAACAACTTTTCCACCAACAATTCGCGATTTTTAATCATCAATTCAATGTATTGCATACACATTTTTTTACTGTCTTCGCGCTGGTTTCGCATGCGTGTAATAGTTCCCTTACTGTATATTTCCAATAGGCCGGTTTCGCGACTATTTAGGCCAGCAATGTCATAGTGCATATAAATATCTTCTAGACTCATTCCTACTAATGGTATAGCTTGGTCTTCTACTTTGACCGTGTCAATATTGTCGTCGCCGTATGCAAACTGGATGATTTTGCCCTTGCTGTTGCGGACAGTCATATCATATTCCACCTTGATATCTTCCAGACCTTTGATGAGTCTGCGTTGGATATAACCAGTTTGCGAAGTTTTGACTGCAGTATCAATGAGACCAATACGACCACCCATAGCATGGAAGAATAACTCCGGTGCGGTTAATCCGGAAATATAAGAGTTCTCAATGAATCCACGGGCTTTAGGCGAATCGTCAAACTTGCTATAATGAGGAAGTGTGCGACTATCAAACCCATAAGGAATACGTTTACCATCTACGTTTTGCTGACCCAAACACGAAATCATTTGCGAAATATTGATGAGTGTACCTTTTGACCCGGAATTGACAATCATCAAGAAACGGTTGTCTTTGCTGAGACTTTCGCGAGCTTTTTTACCTGCTTGGTTGGTTGCTTCATTTAGCAAATTACCGACTTGGGTTTCAAACTCCACGTTATTGGAAGATGCAGTATTGTTCTCAAATATACCCAAATGTACCTTGTTGATGAGACTTTGCACTTCCAATTTCTGTATATCAATTGCCTGGATAATTTTGCGCGTAGTTTCCTTGTCAGCAATCAAATCACTAATACCGACACTGAATGAGCTGGATTTCATATATTCGGTTATTATGTTTTGTATATTATCAATGAAGTTTGCTGCGGCCATATTGCCGAAATCATTATAGACACGGTGTATCATGCCTTTGGAACTACCGCCTAGAACGGATTTCTCCATTTGACCGCGAATATATTTACCTTTCTGGATTTCAAGAACATTATTGGATGTTCCGAAATCTTCACCTTCCTCAAACAACTTAGTCTTGTATGACATTGTCATCGGAGGAAGGATTTGTGATATAACATCAAAACTGGTTAGTTCTTTCTTACCTTTTAGCGCTTCTACATCTACATTCGGATACATCATCAACAGATTCATTGCGTCTCTTGGTGAGAACTTGATACCTGGGCGTGTAAATCGGAATGACCCGAGAAGCGAGTCTTGATAGATGCCGATAATAGGCGCATTACTACTTGGACTGACAATTTGGTATGGAATAGCTGCCAAATGTCTCAATTCTGTTTCTGCCAATACATTCTGTGGCATATGCATATTCATTTCGTCCCCATCAAACGGAGGGTCCCCAATGTTTCCAAAGGGGCCGGACTGTATCTTAAGCAAACTCAGGATGGCTAGTCCTTCATAGTCTACCAACACCTGTGCAGTCTCTGAATGCCTTCCATTGTCTACCATAACGACTTTAGGAAGTAACACTGCGGATTACCCAATCCTCCACATTATTACTATACCCGAGTTCTAATCTCGGCCATCTATGAGTTTCCAACATAGACTTAGTAGTGGTTCTCTAGTTTATTAAACTAGATAGGCTCTAAGGGACTTCCCGCAACAAGGTGTTTCGCAAATAAATGATTATATTCTTGAGGCATAATAATATTGTGTTTATTGTGGTATTCTAGTAATGTATTATAATGATTAGATATTTGCGCATTATCTATCTTATTGTTTTTAGACAAGTTATCTTTTTTAGAAAGGGCCATAGTGTTTCTCCAGTTGAATGCGAGTAATTGTTCCGTATTGTCTTGCAAATTGAACTTAGATAATGGAATAACATGGTCTATGTGCCATAGTTCTCCGTGATTTTCCATTGTAAAATCATATTTATTATCTGAAATCCATTGCAAATATTCTTCAGTTGTGCATCCTAAATATTCAATCGTATGTTTTGTTTTGCGAATAAGTGAATTGTATATTCTTCCACGAATAGCTCGTTTGAACTTTTCAATAGGAACTTCTCTTTCACAGTCTTTGCATTTCAAACGATTTTTACGAAATGATATTTTAGGTTTTACTTCTTCGCAATATTTGCAAATGGTATTTGTTTCTCCAATTTGCTTAGCCAATTCATCTTGTTTTGCCTGCTTTTCTGCTTGTCTTATGATAGTTTTATTGCGCTTAAAATCTGTAGCCATTTTAACGAGTTTTTCGCGATGTTCTGGATTTTCTTTGTATTTTTGACGCCTTTTTTCATTATGGCAATCTTTACACAATGTTTTACTTCGTATAAAATATGTTTTATCTTTTTGTGTAAAACAAGTATTGCATATTTTTCCTTCCATTTATAACTTTCGCGTTTTACGGCTTTGTATCTGTATAATTTACTAGTGTGTCTTTATATTATTATTGATTTATTATTGTGATTATGCTATGTTATTTGCCTCAAGAATACTTTCATTTATTTACTAGGGAGTAGCACGTTTTTAACGCTCCCTGTTGCCGACGTTGATAAGACTTTTATGCTTGGTCCATCGGCATTGTAAGGTTTTGTACAACCTACGTTCATTCTAAATGTGTCGCCTTTCTCCATGACGCGAACGATATGACACATCATTGACATTCTGTGGAGAGACGGTTGACGGTTAAATAACACTGCATCTCCATCCATCATATGTCTATGGACAATATCGCCGTTATGTAGTGTTATATTATTGCGGTCCACATTGCGCAGCGAAATCTTGACACCATTTTGGCGCTCCAATGTTTTCGCACCTGGATATACATCAGGTCCATTTTTGACCAATTGTAATAGGAAACTGCGATTTAGGTCATTTACAGTAACTGGTTTTGTAATATTGGTCGCGATTTTCTTTGGAACACCGAGTTGCCGAATAGACAAATTGGGGTCGCCAGTAATGACAGAACGGGCACTGAAATCCACGCGCTTACCCATCAGATTGCCACGAATACGCCCATTTTTGCTATTGAGACGACCCATAATGCACTGTAGCGGACGACCAGACCGTTGAGCCATAGGAACTGCACCCTTGACTTTGTTATTGACGATCATTGCTACATAGTATTGCAATACTGTGGTAAGTCCCTCTATAACACTAGGCGTGGCATTGTCATTTATTTTGTTCATCAAATCCGTGTTGGTCTTGATAATATTGCTATAGATATGTGTCAAATCATCTTCACTGCGTTGTTGTGCATCATGTTTAACTGAAGGTCTGACTGCTGGTGGTGGGACTGGTAATACCTGACAAATCATCCATTCCGGACGGGACCACAGCGGATTGAATCCCATAAAATGGACATCTTCATCGGAAATACGCTTGAATAGTTTCAGTATAATTTCGGGGGTTAGTTTGATGCTGACTTTTTTGTCGCCGTCTTCGCCTGCGTCCATTTTTTCCCATACTGCATAGATAGTTGCCATTCCTTCCAATTTGATTTTGTCCGGCTGTTTGCATCCACATCCGTCGTCGGTTTGTTCTCCACATCGCTTTACCTTTGTTGCCAGTTTAGACACATATTCCCACCTTTCACTAGCAGGTCGGTTTTCAATATGTCTATGTTGCGATTTGTCAATACGAAGCTTGCTGCATTTGAAACAGATACATCCACAGATTTTCATTATTTCTTTTAAATGTTGTATAAATATAACAGGGCGAGCCATTTCAATATGGCCGAAATATCCTGGCGTATCAATGTATGTCAATCCGTCCGTAGGACAAATTAAACCATTTTCAAGGACACCCATTCTAGGATCAAACAAGCCCCCGATAACCGGTTTATTGTTGTTATAGGTATCTCGGGATGTTATTTCCGCAACCGAGTTTTTGCGGATTTCTTCCGGAGATAACATACTAAATTGAACACCGATAATTCTAGAGGTAGATTGCATCATAGTTTGATTTTGGGGGGTTGTCATTAGTAAGTACTATATAATAATATACTATATTTTTATATTATTATTGATATAATCAATTTTATGTTCTATAACTCTGATTTTACATATAAAACATATAAAACATATATACCACATATATTGTAAAATGTATATTTTATGAATTGATTTAAACCTATCTCACTAGTATATTATATTACTACGTATATAGAGAACCTTTATCACAAACAATATCATGCCACTAAAAATGAAAAAGTTCAATGACAAAAACAAGCGTTTGCGAAAAAATAAACCAGACCCAGAAAGCTCTTCTTCAGAAAGCGAGGAGGACACTATATATGAAACTGCATCGGAAACTGATTCTACATATACTCCGCCCAAAAAAACAAAGAAATCCAAGCGTGTTATAGAGGAATCCAGCGAGGATGATATATTTGAAAAGGAAACTGAATCAGAAGAAGATGAAGATGAAGAGGAGGAAGATGAGGAGTTTGACAGAAAAAAGTTTCGGAAAACCTTGTCCAAAATGTTTCCATCTAAATATATGTCTAAAAAAGTCAGCAAAGATAACAAAGAAAAAGATGCGGAGCCAAAATCTGATAAAAAGCAAAAACAAAAGGAAAAGGAATCTAAGGAGCTTAAAAGTCCAAAAAAGAATACAAAAAAAGACAAAAAATCCAAAAAGAAATGTCAAAGCGAATCTGAAAGTGAATCGGACCAAGAAGACGTCTCAGAAAGCGTTCATTCAGATGACTCGGAAAGTGAATCGGAATCCGGTGATGAAGACCACTCTAAAGGTAAAAATGCGGTCAATATTGTATTTTCTATTAGACGAGGTGGGGGAGATGAAGAGTATGACGAAGACTATGACGACTACGAAGACGAGTATGATGAAGACACGGAAGACGAAGAGTGCAATAGCGAGGATGAAGAAACATTCATGAAAGAAACTTATGAAAAAATAGAAATGCCTAAAGAACCGGAACCTTCACCCAAATCAAAAAAATCCAAAAAGACAAAAACAGCTCCCGAAAAGTCGGAAAAAGAGGAAAAGCCGAAGGTGGATAGTGAAGAAGAAGCCGATGTGCAAACCGAATATATTGAGCTGCAAGAATTGCGAAAACAACTGACGGAAAAACTCCATAAAAAGCCTAATAGCAAAATACTGAAGAATGCTATAACAGAATGCAAGGAGGCTATTCGCACTTTGGTAAAAACCACGCGTTCAAAAAATACCAAATCCTATTACAAGTTAGTGCACAAAGACCGTGAGAAAACCGATGAAATGGATTATTTCAAGAAACACTTGTCCAATAAAGAGCAGGTCAGTATAATGAAGGAAATGAAGGAAATCAATAACCACATCCATATTGAAAAGCCATACAGATTGGCCATATTGCAGTCCAGTATTCCCGCAAAATACAAGGCGGTTGCAATGCAAAAACTCAATATACTGAAAATGATGGAACCTGGCGACAATGAATATTACAAAATCAAAAACTGGGTGGATACCTTTATGAAAGTTCCATTCAATGTCCATAAATCATTGTCTGTATCCATGACTGATGGAGTAGACGCCTGTCATGATTTTATGGGAAATGCCAAACAAATCTTAGACAAGTGTGTGTATGGCTTAGATGACGCCAAAATGCAAATTATGCAAATGGTGGGACAATGGATTTCCAATCCGTCTGCAATGGGAACTGCTATAGCCATCAAGGGTCCTCCCGGGACCGGGAAAACCTCGCTGGTAAAAGAAGGAATTAGCAAGATTTTGGGACGCGAGTTCGCCTTTATTGCATTGGGTGGTGCTGGTGATAGTAGTTTCTTGGAGGGGCATTCCTACACATATGAGGGCAGCTCTTGGGGTAAAATCGTGCAAATCTTGGTGGATAGCAAGTGTATGAACCCGGTCATTTATTTTGACGAGTTGGACAAAATTAGCGAGACGCCCCGGGGCGAAGAAATCATCGGTATTCTGACCCATTTGACAGATACATCACAAAACAGCGAGTTTCATGACAAGTATTTCTCCGAAATCAGTTTTGACTTGAGCAAGTGTCTGTTTATTTTCAGTTATAATGATGAGAGCCGGGTTAATCCGATTTTGAAAGACCGTATGTATCGCATTCAGACGAAGGGATATGAGGCTAAGGATAAGGTTATTATTGCCAAGAACTATATGTTGCCCAAGATCCGCGAACAGGTTGCATTCCAAGAGGGCGACGTGATTATCCCAGATGATGTTATACAGTATATTGCAGGAAGTCAGACACTGACAAAGGGTGAAAGCGGCGTGCGCAATTTGAAACGATGCCTGGAAATTATTCATACGAAACTCAACTTGTTCCGATTGATGAAACCCGGTGATAATATGTTTATGAAAGAAATAGACTTAGAAGTCAAGTTCCCATTTACGGTCTCGCGGCAATTGGTGGATAAGTTCATTAAAAATGACGAACCACAGAACCAATCCTTTTTGTCCATGTACACGTAAACTCTGAAGAACTAAGTTCGCAAACGTTTTCGTGATATCCTAGAGCTTCGCATCCGAATATCTTCGCAATTATAAAAACATAGACGCCTAAATAATATAAAATCATCCCGACCTTTTTATTTATAATAGCCAAAAAGTATTATAAATAATGAACCGTGTATTACATATAACAAACCATGTGGGAACGATAGCCAATTTAAACAATGTTTTTGCACTGCTGGGAAAACCGCAAATACTTTCTACCATCAAATGCCCCTTGATGTTGCATATATCCGAAGAATATGCAAATATTCTATGGCAATCGTATTCGGATATTGCTAAAGATTTCATGACGGTGGTTATAACAGATACGGCAATGTATTCCCGCGCATTTCTACAAAATATGGAGAACCATCATCTCAATATAATCATCTATGTCACCAACCGGTTTGATTGGGGTTTTTTTGATACACATGAGTATGACCGACCAGCTTATACTAGACTATTGGCGGAGGCATCGCGGAACCCCCGGGTGCGCTTTTGCGCGGATAATCGCTACGACCAGTATTTGTGCTCACAAAATAATATATTTTTTTATTACGGAGATATAGTGAGACTTACACCACCTTTGCGAGAACCTGTTCTCCCAATTTATCAAAAAGCCTTTGTTTATGACCGTGGAACGCCGCTGTATAGTTATATCAATGCTATGCCGGATAATCGGATTGAGTATGATGTTTTCGGCGGATGCCACCCGCCATTTAGGGATATGGCACATATCGCGGAATATAGATGTATATTTCATTTACCTTATCAGACAAATGTGCAGGCATTATATGAGAACCTGGGATATTGCAATATTTATTTGATACCTTCCAAGCGATTTATTACGGAACTGATTGCAACGGAGAGTTGGTATTACTGGGAAGAAAAGTCAAAAGGGGGAGAACTATTGCAGAAAAGCATTGATTTAGCGGAATGGTATCAACCGGAATTGGCCGAGTTTTTCGTGTATTTTGATACGTGGGAAGAAATCCATAGCCGGTTTTATGAGACCAATTTCGTGGAGAAAAAACGGGCTCTATACAAATATATACAAAAGAATAATCGGGTGCAGATTGTTAGATGGAGACATTTATTGGAGTCTTTGGAGGAGTGATAATATTTTATATACTATTAGTTGTAATAATATATATAAAAACCATTTTCATATATATTCTATATTACACAAACCATCATATGAACTTCCCCACAATAGTATCCAGTTTCTACAATATACGCGCCCTAGAAAACGGTTCTCCGAAAGACAATCGGCAAATGGACCAATACTTGCAAATAGCCGAGAACTTTATGATGACCTTGCCATATCCACTCATGATTTTCATTGATCCGGATGACCATATACTATACGAGTTTATAACCGAAAAACGCCAAAAATATGCGCACCAGACATTCATATATCAAGAAAAGTTCTCCAATACATATTTCTATAAGGACTTAGACCGTATCAGAGAACTCCAGAAGCAATATCCCATCTACAACGGCGACCTAAAACACGAAACACCGCTATACGTAGTCCTAAACAATAACAAGTTCCATTTCATAGAAAAAGCCATAGAATCCAATCCTTTTCAAAGTTCTCACTTTATTTGGATGGATTTAGGAATAAATCACGTTGCGCGAAATACAGAACGCATCCACGATTGGATATTACAAGTACCCGATAAAATCAAACAACTCTGCATCAACCCATACGTAGAACACGGGGAGAACCACGACATTTTTCATAATATATATCATCATATGGCCGGGGGGCTGTTCTCCGGAAATGCGCAATATCTCAAACAATATGCCGATGCATTCAAGGCAAAGACCGCGCAAATATACAGCGAAGGATGGTGGCAAGTAGATGAAGCAGTTATGACAATGGTTCAAACGGAGAACCCAGATTGGTTTGATTTGTTCTATGGAGATTATGAAGGTATTGTATCTAATTATCTGTCGCCAATACATTCTGTATATCTCATTTTTACCGGATTAAGTAAATGTATGCAGTATAACAAAACCGCATTTGCGCAACATATACTCAATTATTTGGAAAAGTATTTTGAAAAGGAAGAACACCAATGCGGTGAGTTTGTCAATGCATATATCCGACAGAGTCTAATAGCAAATTATTATCAGAATAATCAGCTATTGAAAACCGATGTTCTCCAAATCATCAATAAAAATCTCCTAAAGGAGAACCACGAAATAATACAAATAATGCGCGAAAACCAATGTAATCTAGTTTTCTATGAAAACCGCAATATGATTATTGGATTTAACTAAAGTTCTCCTAAATGCCATAATTAGACATGTCATATCCTATTTCACCTAAGCAACGAACTACTTTAGCATGGTCAGCATCGTGAGTTTCTCCTTCTTTTTTCAATGTGGAATCTAGTCCTTCCTGTATAATAAGCCATGGAAAATAGCAATACGAATGATTATTTTGTTGTAGGCGACTCGTCATCCAATCCGACGATGCAAAATTGCCTTCAAACCATTGCAATAATCGGGCTACCCCCCGAATAGAAATAATATACCCAGCAGTTAGGTATTGCTCTTGGACATCCATCCAAATAAAAGGCGGGTCAACTGGTTCCGATGCATTGAGTAATAGCATATCCCAATTGGGGTCGTCAATTTGAAACTCGGCCAGTTTGGTTCTCCAATTTTTATCAAAACATGCGTCGTCTTCTAATATGAATGCATATTCAATATTGTTTTCTAACAAATGTCTCCAAATACGAATATGTGATTGCGCGCAAGCGCGCTCCCCGGGGCTCAAATAATGATGAAAATTGTCGGTCAAAGTATCCGGAGTAGATGCAATCCAGCGGAAAACTTCCAAGTTCTCCTGTTTAAATCGGGCTTGCATTCTAGCCCATCGTTCGGTATGCCTTTCTAGTGATATACAAAATGTATTGTTTGCGTTAAATACGAATGAAACCATTATTTATGTGTATTATAAATAATAGTTTTTAAATCCTTTTTCAGTTGGCTTTATAAAATAGTGGATACATATGACCCTTTGAAATCTTCAAGTCCGGTATGATTTAAATTGACAGTTACATCTAAATAAATACTTCCACCCATTTTTGCCCATCTTTGGCAAAACATCCAGTCTTCCGAGAAATAGTGTCCTTCTTCAACCCCACAATCAAACAGTGCATATGCAAACTCGTTCTCATGTGGTTCCAGGAAATTGATATCATCAACGAACTTAGTAGAAGGGAATGCTTTAAACATTTTTTCTATAACACCGCGTTGAATCATCATAAACCCGGTTGCCAGATGACGGATTTTAGCAATATTTCCCTCCACTTGTAAATTGTTGCTCAAATAATTAACATTGTAATTAACCGCATTGTATTGCACCATTTCTGCGTCAGATATCATATCTTTCAAAATACTGCTATTTCTTTTATCAATTAAGTCTTTCGCGGTTTGTGGATTGGTTAGGTTATCCCATTTGTATGTTTTTAGCGGATATGCACCGCCTATAATTGGTTTTTCGGAAATAACTAGTTTCAAAATATCAATCGGATTCCAAGTAATATCATTGTCAATGAAAATCATATGAGTAGTTTTAGGGTCGCTCATTGCTTTAGCAATCAAATTATTGCGTGCTCTAGAAACCAAACTGTCATTTTTACAGAAAATGACGTCTATATCAAACTTAAAATGTCTGAATAGCGAAAGTGTTTTTATTAAACAGTCTATATAATTTACATAACACATACCTCCAAAACATGGCGTTAATATGCTCAATTTAGGCGAATTTTTTTCAACAAAGCATTTGACTTTTTCTTCTAATAAAACTTCAGAACGTGTTGCAATTACCTCTGTATCAGCCGACATTATTATAGATACAATTAATATTGTTGTATTTATATGGTTTACAGTTTTTAGATTTTTATGGATTTTTATATTTTATTGCTTTTTATGGATGCGAACTCCGAATCGCTATTGCATTTAGGCAGTTGAAACGGTCTCCTTGACGAAGTGGTGCTTCATGTATCTCTGGAGGTTGAAGTAGGTCAGCTCCTCGCCATTCTTGATGTTAAGAAGGCTGGCAAGCTTGGTATCGGGGTGGATGAGACGACCATTGGTCTTGTCTTGGAGGTTGTGGGTGCGGATGTAGGTGTTGATTTCCTTGCTTACCCCAGTGCGGGCAAGCTCAGTGCCAACTGGCTTGCCAAGGAACTTGGCGAGTTCATCACTGATACGGGTGGGCTTTGCAAAACCGGATGGTTGGCGGTTGGCATTGGTTGACTTGCGCTTGCGACCAGATGACTTTTGAGCAGCCTTCAAGTCGCGGACGATGGCTTTCTCAAGAGTTTTGAAGTCGGACTTAAGAGTAGATAAAACATTGGTTGCTTGTTGGATCTTGGCACCGAACTCAGCAAGCTTGAGAGAAGTTGCGTTCTCAGCAACTTCGGTAGCAGGCTCGGCTACAACAGGCTCAGCAACAACTGCTGGAGCTGGGGTAGCAACAACTGCGGGAGCAGGGGCGGCAGCCTTGGGCTCCTTGACTGCCTTCTTGGCAACCTTGGTTGCCTTGGCCTCAATAACAACATTCTCCACGACAGGGGCGGGAGTAGATACAGCTGGGGTGGCGGTTTGCTTTGTTTGTCTTACCATTCTTGGAAGTATATACTATAATATGCTTCTTTTTTAAGTCATTTAACGCAATTGTATTTATTAAATCAATTTGGGAACCTAAATACGCAGTCCTAAATAATTATTAAAAGGGTATTTTTGTTTTTCCTAAATAATTTCGTTTTTGGATAAAAAATACAAAATAGTTTTTGCTAAACATTTAGTGGTTCCATGCAGTTTCAATAATACTAAAATATTTATGTTCTCCTAAATATTTTATATAACCACACCCACAACCACATAAAATCATCTATTACACTAACCCCTCATATAACCAATACATTGCCTGTCTGGCGGGAAGAGATACTAGTGTAAATGCGGAGAGAACATGTAGTGTTCCAATCCGGCGAAACTCTATATCAACACCGGTATATACCATATATTCCATAACACGTAAGCAATGTTTTCGCAATTCATCTAATTCCACAGTTTGCAAGTTTGCTATACCATGAAATGGGTCTTGCAGAGAACATATCCGATTTTTGGTTTGTCTAGTGAGTTGTCCTCTATATGTCCAAATGTCATATAAATATCTGAATAAATGCACTAATCCACGGTCAGTTAAACCAGTGAACCATCCTTCATGTGTATAATTGCCTAATTGGTCCATTTCCATAAAAAGTTCTCTTATTCGTTCATTCGTTGCCTTGGATTGTATAGCTGTCATACGTAGTCTTAGCTCGGATTGTAGGGGAGAATTATCCACCGTCCCCGACAATGAACTCCCCTCGGGTAATGGAGGCGCCCCGGGTTGGGCAGGCGAAGCCGGCCCCGGGAGCGAAGCGACCTGCACCACTTGGTTTACCACAGGTTTTTCCGCGATTGGTGGTGGTGGTTTTGGATACAATATATTATTCAATTTGTACAATATAAATATTTCATTCATGGTTTTGAAATCCAACTTCTCCCGATTATATGGATTGGTTATATTTCCCTTTCGTTTAAATAAAGCAATCAGAGAACTTACACTAAATCCGTAAATAAAACCTTGTTTGTCTACATAGCTATAGAAATCATTGTGGTCTATTTCATTAAGTGGGTCCATTGTATAGAAATCGCTGTCATTTACACACATAGTTCTCTTTTTCAACGCACATCCTCTCAATTTAATAGAGAACCTAACTAAATGACCCCTAAAAAGGGATTGAAACAGAATTGCTACACGTGTTTTCTTAAAATAGAGTTCAATGCGTTCAATGAGTTCAGTTTTTGAACCTGATATACGTATTTTATAATATCTTGCTATTTCTTTTAAATCAGGTATTTTACAAGACTTTAATGTAAGTTCTCCTTTTGTGTATTTTGATATTATGTTGTATGCTATTTTTTCAGCAAATGGATGTATATTTTTACTTGAAATAACTGGTTTAGACATTGCGTTTGTCATTGTAGTGTATTAAACTAAATAGTTTTATATAATTTTGCACGAGATAATAATTGGTTTTGGAGAACATGACGTTTGGTATAAATATGTTATACAAATATATACTGTATGGTAAATTGTATTACTATCATGCAATATAATATATTGCAATACTTTTATGACGACATATGCAGCCAATAATAAAATCCAAGTAGTTTAAAAAGTGTTATCAGAAAATTGATTTAAAGACATATCACTAGGTATATCATATAACTCGCATATCCTTTAGTATTCTTTCGCAAACCAACTTCAAATCAAATCATAATCAAAAACTAAAATGGCAAAACCAGTTGTTCTAGAAACCTCCGAATGGGCCCCTGCCCAAATTAAATATATGGCACCAAAGGTTAATGACCGTGGTGGAAAATCTATCAGCATGATTAGTAAACAAACGAATCGCTCATTACATATATCAACCCCGTTGCTAATGACTTGGGGTATAACTGACTTTGTTGATGAAAAGACAGGTGAAAGCGACGGTAAGTATAGTTTATCACTTCAATTTCCTAATGAAGAATATTCCAACAAATCAGTCCGCGATTTCTTGCAAAAGCTCAAAGACTTTGAGACGCAAATATTGAATGACGCGGTTGCCAATTCTGAGCTTTGGTGGGGTGAGGAAATGTCTCTAGCTGTTTGCAAGCATACATTCTTCCCCTTCCTCAAATACTCTCGCAATAAAGATAGCAAGAAAATTGACTTGACTAAACCTCCTTCTATTCGCGCTAAAGTGCCATACTATGACGGCAAGTGGAATGTTGAATTATATGATACCAAATCTGAGCTTATCTTCCCTTGCGAACAGGCGCATTTGACACCGGTTGACTTTGTTCCTAAACAATCGCAAATTGCATGTGTGCTTCAATGTGGTGGCATTTGGATTGGTGGTAAAGGGTGGGGTCTAACATGGAAATTGGTGCAAGGTATTGTCAAGCCTCGTGAAATCGTCAGCGTATTTGGAAAATGCCATATCAAGTTGTCGCAGGAAGAGCGCACTATTATTGATACTCAGAAGTTGGAAGATGATGTGGTAGATGACGAACCAATTGTCACAGCACCCGCAGCAAAGGCGGCAGCACCAGTCCAAGCACAAACATATGCCGAAGATAGCGATAATGAGGAACCTGTCGCAGCTGCACCAGCTCCGGCTCAAGAACACGAACCTGAGCCTGAACCGGAATCAGCCAAACCAGTAGTCAAAAAGGTTGTTAAGAAACCAGCTGCTACTGCCGCAGCAGTAGAAGAGACGCCAGCATCAGAGGAAGCCAAGCCAACCGCTGTTAAGAAGGTCGTTAAGAAGAAGGCCATCTAAATAACATAAACAAATAGTTGTTGTATAGAGTATATTTGTATAGTATATGTGTTGTCATGTAATTATAAATAATGAAAAAGTTTTTTATTAGCATTTTCATTATTCAAATACTTATGTATTTAACCTACCAAACATAAAAGATATAAAAAGTATTATTATATCCATATTATACAGTGTTAAACCTTATACCAAGTTTACCTTTTGACGTATTGAATATAATTTTACAATATGATGGTAGAATAAAATATTCACATAAATACCGTATATATGTAAATATAATAAGTAAAAGTGACTATAGATATAATATAGTTCAACCCAAAATAAACAATCAAGTGGATTTGATAAACCGATTTAATATTGGAAACAATGGATTACAATATTATATTGATATATTGTATAAAGACAACGAAATCGGGTTATTATTTTCCAAGAAAATACTAATGCAAGCATGATACTAGTCATCAAATATAAAGTCTTCAACAAATGTTATTTCATTTGTCGTTGGTCCACCAACAAAATAAATGTCTAATGGTTCGGGTGGTTTGAAATCACTGGTTGGTATTGGCCATTTTGGAGTAGATGATATAGCATATTGTTCAAACCTTGATTCTACCTTATTTTTATTAGAGCCATTAGAGCCATTCCCAAATATTTGCGTTAATTTATTGATTACGCCTAAATCTGGTAGACTATATGTTTTTTTTAATTTACTAGCATGACCCCAACTTACGAGATTTTGCTCTGAACGTATCTGCCTTATATGGTTATTTAATTTTTGGTTGTATTTATTATATGAAACAAAAGCTTTTGAAAAATCCTGACATCTTGAAACTGGTGCAATAAACATCTCACATCCCCGTTTTCTTTCATAAATAAATGTGGATGTATTTCCGCTTAATGGTCTGCTGATAGATATAGGTAAAATAAATCCATAATTATTTGATATAGCCGGGGACACATAAATTGCATTTCTTTCCTGTTCATATTTGAAAAAAATCTGCGATGAATCTTCGTCAATATTTCTATAGTTGTCCATTCTAGTAATGTAATAGATATATTTTTATTATAGTATAAATATATCTATTATTCGGTCATACTGCCATTCGGCAATTAGATGCTATACTCACATTTCAGTTTATTACTTATGTATTGCATGACTGATTTCATTTTTTTGCGATATGTCTCATGACTATATGCTTCCATTTGACATATATCTACAATTGGACGAATAACACTCAATCTGTTATAATCATAACGCAAATAAAACAATCTGCGATATTCCCCCGGAGAACTTTTCATGATTTCCTTAATTTTTACTATAACGCTAGGTTCCATATTTTCAATAGAATCTTCGGCGATTTTTTCAATTCTCCAATATTCATCATATGACACTAATTCAGGCTTTAGTGCTTTTATTCCGCGTTTTGCTTCGTGTAATTTCAATGGTTTCATAATGGCTAAATCATTTATACCCTTATACATTTGACCATGAACAAACTTAGCAGCATATTTATGCAACCCTACTGAACCATTGAATGCCTGCAGACTCTCCAATAATCCATATATCGCATATTGATAGAGTTCTCTCACATACACACGGTTCATCGTCTTTGCGTTTTGCCGGATAAACGATTTGTATTGGTTTCTTAACCATGGTTGATAATTTTCCACTAATATTTGGCGAGTTGCTTGCTTAATATCATCAGCAACGTCAGGAGAACTTAGAATAAACTTGGTATATCTAAGTTGGATTTTGTTCAAAAAACCGGAGCTCATTGAAATACCCAATACCATAATAAGTGCAAAAAACATCATCATTTGTTCTCAGTAATAGATACATATATAGAGGAGAACTGTTTATATATGTTTGTAAAGTATTCTATGCAGATATGCTATACAATGTCATCTTTATTCTTATTATCTGGTCGTATGGATTAAAATACATATGACAATCATCATGCTAAATGTATGTGATGCCCATGGGCATCATAACACACACCTAGGCATTATTTTGATGTGAAAATAGTCTAATTTTGAAATAAACATGTTTGTCTATATATTTTTTTTCAAATAATTCTTTCAATACTTCTTCTTTTTCGTGGGCATTTAAGTCTTCGCCATCGTCTATAACTGGCATTGTTCGTTTTACAGGAGAGCTTTTATTTTTGAAAAATAAGGTTAAAAACTCATCAAATGGCATTTGTTCTCCAATTGGCGGTTGATTTTCTACAACTTCTTCGCCGAATGTATTATCATTTTCATTATCCTTTTGCAAACTCATTTTAGCAGTTTCAGTATTAGATTCATCTTGCTCCGGTGAAATATCAACTACAATGTTTTCAGGTTCAACTGATACTGCCGACGATTCATCTATGTTCTCTTTTTCGGAAACATCTTGCAACAAATACTTGGATTTAATGGTGTTATAGTGAATGTTTTTTCGCTTATATGCCGAATAAAAATAATCTCCTCTATAACTCGTTATTTCTACCACATTGTATATTTTAAAAATAATAAAGAGGGCGTTTGTAACAAAACTAAAAATGGATGTATTATCGTAATAATTGGCAGATACAATAACTGCACTTAAAATGACATTTACAAAATAAACAAAGAGAACCACATAACTAAAACGAATATAAATCATATACAATGGTATAAGTTTGGTGAAAATATGTTTGTCAGATTTTTCATATAATTCGGCTATATGTTCTCCTGTATTTGCAATTGTTTTATCGTATTTCAAGTATTTAATCAAATATGCTTCCCGCATTATTTCAAATACATATTCTATAAGGAGCGTAGTTGCCATCAAAAAATTAAATATTATTCCGGTTAGTTCTAGGTCATTTTTAGGAACAATGTTCTCCCATATAGTGCATGTATGTTGCCCGCATCTTTGTGCCGTAAAAACAGTAAGAAAGCTGCCAATCAAAGTTCGGTATAGTTCAAACACAATCGTTGCTGCAGTTACTAGTATTTCAGGAACATTGACTTGGTCGTCCTTTGTGCTTTTTACGTTGAAATAATTCTTATATTCTAATGCTTCTGTATTTAGTTCTCCGGTAAATAAATATAAAATGAAAAAATACATCTGATTTATTCTAAATGCTATTGTTTTGCTACAACTAGAGGATTTAAAACACCAACTTACAATACATTGCCATGGTATAAACCAGCAATTACAACATTCCTCAAACCAAGTTCCACAGGTTGGCATTTTTTGTGATTGAGCTGATTTTTGCAAATACTTGCGTGGTATTACCGGGTTGGCATTACTGCCCGGTTCTACATTATCAGGTTCTACATTTATGCATATTGCAGAAGTAGAATTATAATGACATATAGCTCTATTCATTTTGTATGTTGTTTGTATTTCGGCATTAGTCATTTCTTTTATTTTTTCTAGTTTTTTTTGCAATATTTCATCTATATTTTTTGCAAACGACAAGTTAAGATGTCTTTTATTGGTATCGTCCTTTTGTTCTAAATCATCCACAAATACTTCCGGTGTATCCATAGGTTTCTCTATATATTCATCGGGGGTTTTCATTATATATTTAGTATAACAAAAGAATGCACTAAATATACTTTATTTTTTGTAAAATGTATAATATTTATACGGAACTCCTCCATTAGTAGATTCAAATAAATTACTTTCATAAAATAACATATAATTTCGTAAAAAATACTTGATATCATACGAAAATATGACATCTCCTTCTGGTTCAATATCAATTAGAGTTATATGAATTACTTCACAATAATCAATCAATAAATCATATATTTCACGACCACCTATAACAAATATTTTATGGGTTTTATGGTATTGCTCTAGAGTTTGTTTCAAGTTCTCCGTATTTACAAAAACAACATTAGTATTACTAGATATTACAGGAGCTCGCGTCAAAACAATATGAACACGGTTTTTCAATGGTCCATTCGGTAAACTTTCAAATGTTTTTCTACCCATAACTATAACTTGACCTAGTGTCATATGTTTGAATCGTATTAGGTCTTCAGGCACATGCCATGGTATCTCGTTATTATTTCCTATGACACCATTTTTAGCAAATGCCACTATGAGTTCCATTATATTATATTTATTGTAATATTATTGTAATATATCTATAACTGCATTTTTATATTTATTGCAATTATGTATAAAAAAAGAGAGCAAGTTCTCCCCTTTTTATAATAATTATTAGTAAAATTACAGAAATCATAAATCATACACAAATAATATATATTTTTATAGGGTTTTATAGTTTTTATAATCACAGACACAGCATGTATTTATTTCTTAACATATCGGATATTGCGCTTCTTTACTGGAACCATTGTGCTGTAGTCTACTTCCAAGACTGACTGTTTAGGGGCATCCACATCAATCGTGATAAATCGCACTTTTTTATTACTATGTTCTTCCACGAAATCGTCAGTGACATCTGATATGCTATCGGATTCTGGTTCCATTGACGTTTGCTCGCTGATGAATGCACCTTCTAGCTGACGGATGACATCGGAAAGACCGCATATTTCTCCAAGCTCTTGTTTGTATTTTTCAGGAGCCCCGGGCGCGATAGCAGTTTCGGGTATTTTCGCTGGAGTAGCTCCGCAGTATTCGTATTGCTGGATAAACTCTTCTGCTGCATAATTATTTCTATTGCGGCGTCTTTCTGCGCGAGTGTCAGTAACAAACGGTGGTAATACATGACCTAATGCAGGCGCAATTGGTAGTGCGGCAGCAATGTTCAGGGTAGGAGCAATAGGAATGAATGCGGGAGCTTTAGCATTTAGAGCAGGCTGCGCGACTGGTTTACTTTTTCTGGTTGTATCGCGACCAAACTCATCCACATTGCGTGGGGTAGCAGCTTTGACTTTAGTTGGAGCAGGCGGTTCAGATTTGCTGGTTGTATTGGGCTTATACTCGTAAGCTAGCCAGATGTTATTATGACTTGATGATATGGTTATAGACTCGCCACGAATGAGTGCATCGCGGATATGTCTAGTTCCTTTATACCAATAATCAATCATAACAACGGCGCTGTTGTTGGACTTACCTTTTTTAATAACGACTCCGATGACACTGCAAATATCTTTGCGGATAACAGCATCGCGGATTTCGTGTTCTGATACTCCTTTGGGAGTGCGAATAAACAAGTTTAGACTAGATGGCATTGTATTACTATGGATTGGGTTAATGTAATTGAGTTAAAGTTAGTGGCTAAGGTTTGCTTTGGGCGGTTGTAGTAAGTTGGTTTAAATCTGACATACACTAAATATAAAAAAAGTATTTCAATTTTCTGAAAATCTCATCAATACAATTCTACATGGATGTGTATATCTCCCCGGCGTGCAATATTATACACATCATCACAACATATATGCGGAATACCTCGCCCTCGCAATACAACCGTTTGTTTTGGTTTAACAAGCAATTTAGAAACATAAATGGAGAACTTGCGGACACCTATAACAATTTCCACGGTTTCCCTTTTCAAAATATCCGACACAGAATATTTAGCAAAATAATGGATATTGTTCTCCTCATCTATTGAAATATGTTCCAATAAAATCGGATTGCACCGCACATACAAATCACATCCGCTATTGTCATAGACTAATTCATGATGCCACAGTGGAACAATATAGGTATATCCATTCTCTGTAATTTTATATAGATTACAGTCAAACAAGTCATCTATAGATGGGTTCAGTATAATACAATTGTCGTTTTTTATTTTATTTGAGAGAACCTGTTCAACATATTTCAAAAAACCGTCCGAAAAATGAAACGAACTCCTATATTTAGAAAAAACGTCGTGTATTTTAATAAGAGTTTCATTATCCAGTTTTTCCAATACTGACAGTATTTTGACCTCACAGCACCCTACAATATTCTCTATAATTATGGAGAACAATACACCATTTGCTTCGCCTTTCCACAATCCTTTCAAAAACATTTGCAAAATGGAGTTATAACTACAATCGTCGGCGTCTTTACTGTCAATATTTGCATTATTGTGTCGTAGTAAATAGTCATATGCCTCTTTTATTTCCATGAAATTGGCCGCCGCACCGGGGTCCTTGTTTTTATCGGGATGATATTGCAATGCTTTTATACGATAATATTTTTTAATAATATCGTCAGTTATTTCACTAGCCAAATCATTTGGTATTTCTAATATACGAATTGCATGTTCTCTATTCATCTGGTGTGTTTATTCTGAATAACTGTTATAATGTAAAAGAATATACTTTCTAAGTGATAAATCGGCCTATAATTATTATTGTATTGTTTTAGAAATACGTACATTTTCTCCATAATCCCATCTATTTCACTTTCTGCGAAAATATTGCGTTGAATAAAATACGAAATTACATACCATAAACATTCGGGTATATCCAGGTTATACACTAATATATCATATATAGTATCGCGGAATTGAGTGAACGACAATGTATTGTATTGCAAAAGTTCTTGGATAATATTGTTGCAAATAGTATTAAAATTGTCCTTGGGTATTTCAGACCCGTCATTCATTAGAGAAAATGATTCGGTTTCTTTTATATTCATTATATATTCCGGGTCTAAACATACCAGTATATTTTGTATTTTTTTCTTTGATACCGATTTTGTTTCAGTGTTTTCGTGTGCATTTTTTGTTGTATTACTCGGTCTAGTATATGGATGAGGATTTATTCGGTGCAAAAATGAAGATAATCTATTATTAGTGGTTTGCATTTTTTCATCAGAATCTACAATACGGTTTATATATTTTTGTTTTTCTGGACGCCGAATCTGAATAAGTTTGCATGATTGTATAACGTTTTTAGGAATAAAACTGACATGTTCTGAAATAATAACAAACCGGATTTGTATATTTGCAGATGGATGATTATAGTGCTGGATATAGCTATAGAAAATCTCCAATAATTCGTTATGGATTAAATGAAAGTTTTTACAAACAATAATGCCTATTTTTTCGGTTTTTACGGAAACTATATCTACAATTTGCAAAAACAGTTCATGCCATAATATTTTAGAATTGCATCCGAGCAGTGCCATATCCACCTCATAATGTATATCACTTATGTGGTAATTGTATTCAACCTTATCTGTTTGACAAGTAATCTTTTTATCGTATTTCAATTCACTGGGGGAATATTTTTTTAAGAAATAGAGAACCTGAGAATATTTACCTGAACCGGGTGGACCATATACAATCAAATTACCAAACTGGGAGAGCAATTTAGGAAACCTTTCGTATATCGGAAGCATTTCCGGATGAATATTGTATTGCTCTACGGAATGTATGTATTCTTCATAATGTGTTTCATAAAACTTCATATTTGTATTGTATAGAGAACAGGTTATTATTATTTATACGAGTTTATATAAATAATATTTTAGTCATAAATTAATGACTACTAGACATTAGTCTAATCCTTTTGATTTAATATCAGAGAACATTTTAGCCAAATACACCATGTATCCGGATATACCTAATGATAAAAATGAAAATGCGAACTTTAATAATAATCCAAAAAACACGAATAATGGACTGAACTCTTGTCCTATGAACATATAATTGAAAAATGGTTCAGAAATTGGTTCAATAAAATAAAATGCAAAGAGAACCCATAACATTACTATGGTTGATACCCACAATGTTAAATATAAACTTATTAAATTACGCGATTTATCGGACAGTTGAATTGTCTCATTGTTTTTCATATAATTTACATGTAAATTGCGTAAAGTCATAACAATAATAGTAGACGATGTAATGTTCAAAAACAAAATTGCAATAAGCATAAATGATATTACAGTATTTGTATTTGACTTTTCAGATGAAAATATGTCTTTTGCAAATAAAATAGAATATATAAAGTTTACCAAGTACAGTAATAATACTCCAAGTAAAGATGTGGATTTATGATACATGCTTATAATCGCTAAAATAAATATAGCAAACGAGGAAAGATACGTTAAGAAGGACATGCAATCATCCATTATATCTCCACCTTTCCAATTTTTCACATTTAATTTCATTTTGCTCATATCAGAATATACAATAATATACAATATAAGATATATGCATATTTTACTGTCTGCTAGTATGCTACACATATATTGTATGTCTCTCCTATCCACTTAATCAATTCGGGTGCATCCATATTTGCATATTTAGATTTCATTTTTCCTAATGGGAAGAACTCCGGTTTCTTTGCATCTGATGGCATATAAAAAATATACGCTCCATATTTTCCTTTGCGAATACTTATATCACTATTCAGTATTCTCAATATGTTTGGGTTTTTGGGCGCCGGAGGCGCCCGGGGCGCGGAGCGCCCCTCCTGGGTTTCGCCATCATCCACATCTATTATCGTTTCCGGCTCTAACAATCGTATAGCATCTTCTAGTGAAACCAGTTGTAAAGGTTTTCCTAAAGACTTTATGCTGATAGTTTGAGTTCCGCATTGAATATATGGACCATATTTCCCATTTTTTATGAAAATATCCTCGTCTTTGTATTTTCCTAAATTGTCGTTTTGGATTTCAAACAATTCCTCGGCCACATATTTTCCGGATTTAGCCAATTCTATATCTATTTTTATTTTTGGATTGACCTTTTTATATTCGGTTTCGCCGCTTTCGGTAACGCGTTTCAAAGATGTACCATACTGATGAAAACATAATTCGTATTGGGTATTACCATCCTGAGAACTTACTAAATATACTGGTTTGGCCATTTTTGATACCGGTTTGGCCAATGTCTTTATCAAGTTCTCGCATTTCTCGCAAATAGTTTGCCAATCCGCTACTGAAACTTTCTCTAAATCTTCCTCCATTTGTTTAGTATAGTCATAATTGAATAGTGGTTGGAAATGATCTACTAGGAACTCTACGGTTGCTAATCCGATGGGTTGTAATACCAATTTGTTTTTTTCTTGTCCGAATGTTTTAGATTTAGTAGTTTCTTCTAAAGTATGTTCTCTCAAAACAAACTCCGTGCAATCTAATTTGATTCCGTCCACATCTTGTCGTTTTACATATCCGCGTTCTTGTATAGTATCTACGATAGTTGCAAAGGTGGATGGACGTCCAATTCCTAAATCTTCCAACTTTTGAATAAGACTAGATTCTGTATAATGAGAATGTCTATGTGAAACTGTTACTATACTTTCTATCTTGTTATACATGACTGGGGTTTTTGCATTGAGCGATTGAAAAAATAACAACAATCCAGCGGCGGTATTTTGTTCTGCAACTGTGCTTTCTCCTCCGGCACCGGGTTCAGTATGACGTTCTCCCACAATTTTCCATCCTAAAAACACCGGAACTTCAACGATGTTTGTATAACATGTATCTTTAGGAGAACTTATTGAAACTGTTGTGCAATTGTATTTAGCTGGAGCCATACAACTTTCCACCGTATTACGCCAAATGAGTTTGTATAGTGTATGCAAACGACCTTCCAATCCAGCTATAAATGGATATTCTATATGGGTTACCCGAATAGCTTCGTGGGGATTTGTTTCATCTTTATTTAGGATGTTTTCAAAATCGCCTAAATAATCCTCCTTCTCCCATTTTTGCAAAATGTAATCGCGAACTTTAGGCAAAAAATCCGCCGAATATTTCGTGTTCTCCGTTCGCATGTATGTTATATGACCAGCTTGGTAGAGTTGTTGGCATAATTGCATAGTTTCCTTTGGAGACATATGGAGAACATTACTTGCTGTTTGTAATAAGGCTGATGTATTGAATGGTTTAGGCGATTTCCGAATACTTTCTTTAGATTTTGCAATAGACAATTTATGGCTAAATGTTTTGGATAGTTCCAAGAACTCGCGGATTTCGGAAGTATTTAGGAAATCTTTGTTTAATTGAAACGGAATGTTTTTCCCGAAAAAACACCCGGTTGTTTTGTATTTTGTTTCTATATCTCCACCTGAAACCAATCTATCGTTCTCATATACTAATCTAAGTGCGGGGGTTTGGCAACGACCTGCTGATAATCCATTGGTTTTATTGTTGTGAATATGTTTCCATAGAAAGGGCGAAACCTTGTATCCCACCAAAATATCTAACACTTGTCTGGCATGCTGGGCCCTTACTAAATCCATATTTAGCAGAGTAGGATTCTGTATAGCTTTTAGCAATGCGGGTTTTGTGATTTCATGAAACAGAATACGCTTTGTAGTCTCAGTTGGTAGCCCGAAAAGGTCGCAAATATGCCATGCAATACCTTCGCCTTCTCGGTCGTCGTCCGTTGCTAATATAATATTTTGTTTAGAAAATCCGGAAATACAATCGCGCATAAAAGTAATATGGGATTTTTTTTCATCAATAATGGAGAACTTGATTGCATAACCATTTTTTGTGTCTATATTTTTAATACCATCTATAGCACGAATATGCCCCTTGCTTGCAATACAACGGTAATTACTTCCTAAATAACTTTCTATTTTAGCACATTTAGACGGTGATTCCACTATAACCAGGTAAATGGCGTCGCTATGTTCTCCACCAAACTCTTTTGAATAGGTAGCAGAAGTGGCCGATTTCGCACCAGTAGCCTTTCTTTTATAAAACTTGGGAGGCATATAATTGGATGTATTCAGGGTATATTATTTATAGCATTATGTTTATTTTGTTTTACCTAAACAAAATAAATTATTACACATATAAAATTGAATAGCTAGTTTATATTTATTTAATTACATCAATATAACCCAATATCATAAGCTATAACAATGTCATCCAATTCCGATTCTATTATTGCAACTGCGAATGCTAGTGAAAAGGTCCTTCTTACAATTTGCGATAGAGATTATTCAAATTGGAGAACCGACCCAATTGTTGCATTGCCGCCAGATTTTCATCCGTTGACCCATAAACTATTTGACTCGGACACAATTTGTATAACCGATGGTATAGTAAGTATATTACACTCCCCATTGAGAGAACTTGGACAAATATTTCCGGGGGTTTTGATATTAGACGATGGTAAAACATACGGCCGAACCGAAAACAAAAAACGTTTGCTATACAAATGTATTCCGAATAATC